TCAAGGGCGATCGGGTGAAGATCGCCGGCCGGGTGCACGCGATCGAGGCCGCGACTGGGATCCGGCTCGCCGGCACGCTGGTGCGCATCGAGATGCAGGTGAGGGGGTGATGGCCGGCGCGAGCGGCACCCCCACCCCAACCCTCCCCCACGAGGGGGGAGGGAGCAGGAGGAGCTGATGGCGCGGACACCAAGGGTGCAGGCGCTGTCGCGGTCGTTCACGGCGGCCTTCGACGGCGCGGTGGAGGAGCAGCGGGCGCAGCTCGCCACCTTCGCGCGGGCCGAAAACGCCAAGATCATGGCCGAGGAGCCGCGGCCGACGGATTTCAGGCGCTGGGTCGACGGGCACGAGGGCGCGGCCGAGGAGACGGTGCAGCCGGACGGGGTGATCCGCTACCTCTACGAGCGGCTCGACCAGGTGGTGGACTTCGCGCTTCTGACGCTTCGCGAGCTGTCGCCGGTGTGGTCGGGCGACTACCGCGACAGCCATACGGTGTTCGTCAACGAGACCGCGATCGACAGCCTGGCCGACAGCCTTGGCGGCAGTCTGCTGGGGGGGCGGCGCGAGGGCAGCGAGATCGTCATCGCCAACGGCGTGCCCTACGCGCGCAAGATCGAGCACGGGACCATGAAGATGAAGGTGCCGGGCACCGACCACGTCTACCAGCAGGCCGAGGTGATCGTGAAACGCCGCATGGGCAACCTCGCCAAGATCAGCTTCAGCTGGCGCACCGTGCTGCCGGCCGGCGTCCGGGCCGGCACGCGCACCAGCGGCGGCCTGGCGGGCAACCGGACCCGCACCGTCGAGGACGCCTTCCGCTTTCCCGCCCTCGTGATCACGGAGCGCTGAGATGGCGGACTTCGCCGGCGCGGTGGCCGCCATCAAGGCGCGCCTCGAGGCCAACTGGGCGACGACGCCGATCGGCTACCCCAACGGGGACCCCGCCGCGACCCGCGACGCGAGCGGCAATCCGCAGGCCTGGGTGCTGGCCGAGATCGTCGGCGCCGCCAACACCATCCATGCCGCCGGAAAGGCCGGCAGCGTGGTGTACGTCCAGGACGGGCTGATCCATGCCCACGTCTTCGTGCCCAAGGGGAGCGGCGACGCCACGGCGCGCACCCATGCGGTGGCGCTGGGCGAGATCTTCCGGGGCAAGCTGTTCTACGACGACGTCACGCCCGGGCACTACGTGCGCAGCTGGGCGCCGCGGATCGACGGCGGCGGCGACGGCAGCGACGACGGGCTGTGGTTCCGCGTCACCGCGACGATCCCGTTCGAGTATTGGCATCTGGGGTAGGCCCGAGCGAGTGGCACCCCTCCCCTAGCCCCTCCCCACAAGGGGGAGGGGAACTTTCATCGATGAAGGAGACGAACCGTGTCCTACCAGACCCAGTGGAATGCCTATATCGCCTACAAGGCGCAGACGGCGCTCGGTGCCCAGGCGAGCGGCACCGGCGCGGCCATCCTGCGCACCACCGGCGGCGCCGGCGGACGGCTCACCAAGGCCGCCGTCGAAAGCCAGGAGATTTCCCACGACGCCATGTCGACGCGCGGCCGCCACGGCACGCAGAAGACGACCGGCACCTACACCGCCGAGACGTCGATCGGCTCCTTCGACGACATCCTGGAGGCCGTCATGCGCGGCGCCTGGGAGGCGGCGCTCACCATCACCGAGGCGACCGGCGGCATGTCGTCGGCGACGCTCGCCGTCGGCGCCAGCACGATCACCGCCTCGGCCGGCTCGTGGATCACCTCGGGGCTCCGCGTCGGCGACGTGATGCGCCTCACCGCCGGCTTCGTCGCCGGCAACCTCAACCGCAACCTGCGCATCACCGGGCTCACCGCCACGGTGGTCACGGTCGCCGAGACGCTCACGGTGGAGGCCGGGCCGCTCTCGACCTACACGGTGGTGCGCAAGGGCCAGAAGCTGATCAACCCGGCGGCTGGATCGATCGTGAAGCCCTATTTCACCGTCGAGGAGCACGAGATCGACATCGACGGCTCGGAGGTCTTCACCGACTGCCAGTGGGGATCCTTGCGCTTCCAGATGCAGCCCAACGGGCTCCTCACCATCGAGCCCACCTGGGTCGGCACCGGCCAGATGGAGACCAAGACGGCCGGCGACTCGCCGTTCTTCACAAGCCCAAGCGAGACGACGTCGGTGCCGCTGGCGGTGCTCGACGCGAGCCTGCTGCTCGGCGGCGCCGCGGTGGTCGATCTCACGAGCTTCGACCTCACCATCGACAACCAGCTGACCGCCCCCGACGTGGCGGCCTCGAAGTTCGCCCCGGACGTGTTCGACGGCCAGCAGATGGTGGGCATGAACCTGACGGCGCTGCGCCAGGACCTGGCGAAGGTCGCCGACTTCCTCGACGAGACGGTGCTCAGCCTGCAGCTGCTGGCGGTCGAGAACGAGGCCGAGCCGAAGGACTTCCTGTCGATCTACGTGCCCAACTTCACGCTCGGGAGCGTGGACAAGTCGGCGCTGTCGAAGCAGGGCGGCCCGCGCACCCAGACGTTCTCGGTGGCGCCGGCGCTGGTCGGCCGCGACGACACCGGCGGGGCGTTCGATGCCTGCATGGTGAAGTTCCAGGTGTCGAACGACGCGGCGTAAGCGGGGTGAGTGGCGCCCTTCGAGACGCCGCGCTGCGCGGCGGCTCCTCAGGGTGAGGTGACGAGTGGCGCCCTTCGAGACGCCGCCTGGCGGCGGCTCCTCAGGGTGAGGTGGTGAATGGAAGGACGTGAGATGACCGGGAAAGAGACGGCGAAAGAGACTGCGAAGGCGCCCCGCAAGGCGGCGCCGGACGAGGCGGTGCGGGCGAAGGCGGCCGAGCTCGCCGCGGCGATCGAGGCGGCCAGGGCGGCGGGATATGCCGTCACCTGGCCGAGCCGCGCGGAAGGCCTGGCGGCGATCGCGGTGAGCGAGACGGGCAAGGTTCGGGGCTAGCGGCACCCCTCCCCCATCCCCTCCCCTGGTCGAGTCGACTTGGGGGGGAGGGGGTTTGACGGATCCGACAAAGGACAGATCATGAGCGAGACGAAACACGTGCCGGCCGAGGACGGCGGGGCGATCGACATTTCGGGGGCGATGCCGGTGGACACCGGGATCCTCGACATCTGCAGGAGCGGCACGGCCGAGCCGACGGGGTGGAAGGTCACCTTCGCCGGCCCGTCGCACCCGAAGACGCTGGCCTGGGCCGACAAGGCGTCCAGGCGCAACCTCAGGCGCCAGGCCGAGATCGAGGCCGCCCAGGTCAACGGCCGCAAGTACAAGGCGGAGGACCGGACGCCTGAAGACGTGCGGCGCGACAACGTCGAGTGGGTGGTCGGGCGCATCGTCGACTGGACGCCGGTGAAGATCGGCCAGGACGTCTACGCCTTCTCCGAGGCCGCGGCGATCGAGCTGCTGCTGCGCCCCGACATGGGCTGGGCATTCGTCCAGATGGTCGATTACCTGGCGGCGGAAACGTCTTTTACCAGGCGCTCCGCGAAGACCTCGTAGCCTTCGCGGAGCGGCATTTCGCGCTTGCCTCGGTCGAGGACGGGCAGAGCTACCGCGAGATCCTCGAGGGCCTGCTCGCCCGGGCGAAGAGCCCCGAGCGCCGGGCCGAGATCGAGGCCGAGCTCGCCGGGCCGCCCTGCCCGGCGGCGCTTTCCTACATCTGGCGCGCCTTCCTTCGCCTGTCGCACCGCCGGCCATGCGGCTTCGGCCCGTCGCCGCTCACCTGGAGCGACATTTGCGCCTTCATGACCGCGTCGGGCCTGCGCCTGGTGCCGTGGGAGATCGAGATGATCGAAGAGCTTGACGATCTCTGGCTCGCCGAGCGGGCGCGGGCGAGGAGCGACCAGTGAACCAGGCCGTCACCGAGCTCATCGTCCGGGGGCGCACCGAGGGCGTGGCGGAAGCGCGCGCCGAGGTGGAGGCGCTCGAGCGGGCGCATGTCAAGGCGCAGGAGACGACGGAAAAGGCGACGCTCGGCCTGGAGCGCATGTCGGCGCGCGTGCAGTCGCGCCTCGATCCGCAGTTCCGCGCCACCCAGCAGCTCGCGAAAGTGGAGGCCGATCTCGACCTGCTGCGGTCGAAGGGCCTGATCACGCTGGAGCGCCAGAACGCGCTCATGGCGCTGGCCGCCCAGCGCTACGGGGTCGTCGGCACCGCCGCGGCCGGCGCGGCCGTCGGCATGGCGGCACCCGGCCAGGCGGCGCAGCTCTCGGCCTTCCAGATGCAGAACCTGTCGTTCCAGATGAACGACATCGCATCCGGTCTCGCCATGGGGCAAAGCCCGTTGCGCATCATGGCCCAGCAGGGCGGCCAGATCGTGCAGATCTTCGGCTCGGGCACCGGCGTGGTGGCGGCGGTCAAGGCCGCCGGGTCGGCGATGGCGACCTTCCTGCTCAATCCGCTCACCCTCGCCGCCCTCGGCTTCGGCCTGGCGCTGGAGGTGGGGATGCGGTTCTTCTCGAGCGTGTCGAGCGGCGCTTCCGATGCTGAGAAGCATCTCGAGCGCCACAAGGACCTGATCGACCGGATCGGGGACGCCTGGCCGGAAGCGGCCGGCAAGATGCGCGAGTATGCGCGCGAGAGCCGCTCGGTGCTGGATTTCCTGAGGCGGGCCAGCCGCGACGACCTGGCGGTCGATGTGCAGGCGGAAGCCCGCAGGGTGCTCGACCAGACGACGACCTTCCTGCAGCGCGACATCAGGGGCGACCCGGTCTTCCGCGTCAATTCCGACTTCGAGGCCTTCGCCCCGGCGATCGACGCCCTGCGGGAACGCCTCAGGGAGGGCACGCCCGACATCGCGGCGTTCCGGGAGGAGGTGCAGAGGCTCGCCGATCTGCAGCCCAACGATGCAGCTTTGCGGGCGGCGGGGGCCGCGCTGATCGCCATGTCCGATGCCGGTTTCGACGCCGAACGGGGTCTCGACGCCGGCACCGCCGCCCTGGACCGCATGAGCGCCTCGGCCGAGCGGGCGGCCAAGGACCTCGGCAAGGCGCTCGACGCCCTGCGCGGCCTCGCGGTGCCGAAGCTCTCCGAGCGTGACCAGGCGGGCGCCCTGCTGGGCCGCTCCCTCGGGTCGGCCGGCGCCCTGTCGGACATCGCCGAAAGGCGCTCGGCGGTCGAGACGGCGGTGCGGGAATACGAAGCCGCCCTCGAGCGGATCACGGCGGCGGAGCGCAAGGCCGGCATCGAGGCGCTGGGCGATCTCCAGTTCAAGCTCGATACGATGCACCTGTCGGACTATGCCCGCGGCCTCGCCGAGATCAACCGCGAATACGATTTGCTGATCGCCAAGGCCCGCGAGGCCGGCGCCGACACGACGCTGCTCGAGCGCCGCCGCGGCATCGACCTGCAGGCTTTTGATGCGTCGCGCGAGGCCGAGTTCAACGAGCTCATCGCCGAGCGCCGCCGGGCGCTGGGCGAGGAGGCCGGCGCGCTCGGGCTGTCGGAGACGGCGCTGGCGAAGTACCGCACCGAGATCGAGCTCACCAATGCCGCCATGCGGCTGTTCGGGGCCGTGTCGCCGGAGATGGCGGCGCAGATCCGCGCGCTCGGCGACGCGGCGGCCGCCGCGGTGGCGGCGCAAGCGCGCATGGCCGAGCAGATCGCCGCCATGGACGCCCTGCGCGGCGACGTGCGCGGATTTCTCGGCGACTTCGTCACGGGCCTGCGCCAGGGCGAAAGCGCCGCCGACGCGCTCACGGCGGCGCTCAACCGGCTGCTCGACCGGCTGATCAACTCAGGCCTCGACATGATCGTCGCCGGCCTGTTCGGGCAGCAGGGGACGGCGGGCGGCGGTCTGCTGGGAGGAGGCGGCGGACTGTTCTCCGGGCTGTTCGGGGGCCTGTTCGGTGGCGGAGGGGGCGGCGCGCGCGCCTCCGGCCCGGTCCCGGTGACCATCGCCGCGGTGGCGCCGAACCTCGGCGCGCCGGGCGGGGCCAGCGGCGGCTATATCGCCGCCAACGGGCTCGATCTGGCCGCCGGCGGCCTGCGCATCAGCCCGCTCGGCGGCGGGGCGCAGACGCGCGGGATGCGCAACAATAATCCCGGCAACATCGAATTCGGCAGCTTCGCGCAAAGTTTCGGCGCCACCGGCGGGGATCCGCGCTTTGCCGTGTTTCCCAGCCTCGACCAGGGCGTCGGCGCCATGCAGGGGCTGCTCCAGTCCTACGGCCGGCGCGGCTTCAACACCATCGACTCGATCGTCGGGCGCTGGGCCCCGGCAGGCGAGAACAACGTCGGGGCCTATGCCAACTTCGTCTCCGGCCAGACAGGCTTCGGCCGCGACCAGACGCTCGATCTCGGCAACCAGGCCACGCTCGACAGCCTCACCGATGCGATGGTCCGGTACGAGAGCGGGGTCACGAACGTCACCGAACAGATCACGGCGGGCGCCCAGCAGATGGTGGACGCCACCGGCCAGGCCGCCGACACGCTCAGCGCCGGACTGCCCAAGGCCGCCAACGAGGCCGTGGCGGGAGCCGAGCAGCTCAGTTCGGGCGTCGGCCAGGCCGGCCGGACGGCGCAGGACGCCGCCGGGCAGTTCTCGGGAACCTTTCCGGGCGCGCTGCAACAGGTCATCCAGTCGATCGCCTCAGGCACCGGCGGGGCGCCGTTCGGCGGCTTCCCGGGTGGGAATTTCTTCGGGACCTTCCTGGGCGGCGGCGGCTTTGGCGGGGCGCCCGGCTTCACGCCGGGCGTGGTCATGTCGCGCCATCGCGGCGGCGTCGTCGGGGACCTCGCCGCCGACAACGACAACGCCCTGCGGCTCGCCTCGCCGGCGTGGTTCCGCAACGCGGTGCGGGCGCACGGAGGGCTGAACCTGGCGCCCGACGAGCGCCCGATCATCGCCCAGACCGGCGAGCGGGTGCTCAGCCGGGCCGAGACGACGGCCTTCGAGCAGGGCAGGCACCGCGGCGGCCGCGCTGCGGCGCCGTCGGTCACCATCCGCACCGGCGATACGATCCTCAACGTGGCCTCCGACGTGCCGGAGAAGACGAGGCGCGAGCTGCAGGCGATGCTCGAGGACAACAACGCCCGCCAGAGCCAAGAGCTCAAGGCGACGTTCGGCGAATACCAGAACTCCTACGCGACGCTGAAAGCAGGGTGACAGGTGTCAGGGGTCAGGGGTCAGGTGTCAGGAGGCCCCTCCCCCAGCCCCTCCCCCTCCTTCGAGACGGCCCTTCGGGCCTCCTCAGGATGAGGAAGGGGGGAGGGAGCCCGCCCGGGCAAGTGGCGGCTTCCTGACTTCTGACGTCTGACTTCTGAAAGCGAAGCGCCCTGCCATGGATACCTTCAACCTCACGATGCTGCCGCCGGGCGAGATCGTCGCCGACGTGGTGGCGGCGCAGACGGCGATCCCGCGGTCGCTGTCGGGCAAGTGGCGCCAGATCGACTTCACCGCCGGCGGCCTCGTCGTGGCGCGCTACGCCCGCGTCGTCGTCCAGCGCCCCGCCCAGCATCTCTACGTCAACGAGCTGGCGGCGCTGCTCAACGGCGGGGCCGGGATCATCGTGCCGATCCAGACCGGCCTGACGGCGCCGGACGGCTTTGTGTCGGCGGCGCTGTCGGGAGCGCATGCGCTCAACGCCGGCACGCTCAGCTTCAGTTTTTCGGCCGGGGAGGCGCTGTCGGGCGGCGAATGGCTGGCGATCAATCACGCGGTGAAGGGCTGGCGGGCCTACCGCATCTGGGAGATCGACGTTTTAGGCGCGACCTACACCGTGGCGATCCAGCCGCCCTTGCGCGAGGCGACGGCCGACCTGACCGCGGTCGATTTCGCCAACCCGCGCGTCGTCGCCCGGCTGGCCGAGGGATCGAGCCTGCCGTGGCGCCTGTCGGGCGCCTGGCGCGGCGAGTTCTCGGTGGAGTTCGTCGAGCGGTTCGAGGTCGGCTGATGGCCGTAGCCCTGACATGGGACCTCTCGGTGCTGCACCCGGGGGCGTTCGAGGCCGACGTGGTCGGCACGAGCGTGTCGGGCGGGGTGGCGGTGCCGGGTGGGGTGTCGCATGCGGCATCTTACGCCTACGGCGGGCTGGTGCAGGTCGCCTACGGGCGGATCCCCGTCCTCGGCAAGGCGCAGCACCTGCTGTGGAACCGGCTGGCGGCGCGGCTCAACGGGGGCCTGCGCGACGTCGCCGTCCCGATCCTCACCGACCGGATCGCCCCGGCCGGGATCGTCGCCACCCTCGACGGGGCGCACAGCCTGCAGGCCACGAGCGTGGCGATCGCGGTCACCGCGGGGGCGGCGCTCAACGGTGGCGAGTGGTTGGGCCTCGATCACGCCGACGCCGAGCTCAGGGTCTACCGCATCGCGTCGATCGTGTCGGCCACCCCGCTGGGCGGCGGGGCGGTCGACTACGTGGTGACCGTCGCGCCGCCGCTGCGTGACGCCGCGGCCTCCGGGGCCACGGTCAATTTCGTCCGGCCGGCCTGCCAGATGAAGCTGGCGCCGGGTGAATCGATGGCCTGGCGGGTCGGGGCGGACTGGACGTCGCGGCCGTCGGTCAGCTTCGTCGAGGCGGAATTCTGATGGCGATCGTCGACCTCGATGGCGTCAACAACGCGGCGGCATCGGCCGCCGGCGGTCTGACCAAGGGCGTGACGCTCGGCGGCTTCAACCCCGGCGACACGCTGACGCTCAGCCTGCCGTCGGGCCAGACACACGTCGCCTGGTCGGCCTGGTCGAGCGGCGCGCGCTGGCTCAACGAGTTCCGCGTCATCCGCGACGGCGACCCGAACAACGTGGCGGTGTTCGGCGACCTGACTCAGCACGCCACGGCGGAGGCCGCGCGGGCAGCCTTCGCCGGCGGATCGATCACCGGAGCATCCTCCTATACCTTCTACATCCAGGACGCCGGCGCCTCGATCAGCGACAACCGGGGCGGCCTGTCGGTCGAGACCGTTCTCACCCCGGCGACGATCGCCCAGGGGGTGGCCCGCACCATCCGGGCGGTGTTCTTCCGCCTCGCCACCACGCCCGACCCCTTGCGCCTGTGGTGCGGCATCAACGACATCCCGATCGGCATCGACGTGATCGACGAGGCCGGCGCGGTCTACCTGGGCGCCGGGCGGCTGCTCAACGTGCCCGACCTCGAGGTGCTGATCAACGGCAAGGCCGACCGGGTCGACTTCCTGCTGCCCGGCGTCACGGTGGAGAACGCGGCCCGCGTGGCGGCCGCCGCTCCCGACGTCAAGGGCAAGGCGCTGCACATCGGGGTGGCGACGCTCGACGACCGCTACCAGCCGCTCACCGCCATCACGCCCGTCTGGTACGGGCTCGCCGACCTGTGGCGGATGCGCCAGCCGAAGACCGCCGACCTCCAGGCCCCGACGCGGACGCTGGTGCTGTCGGTGGGGTCGGGCGCCACCGGCCGGGCCCGGGCCCGGCGCGCCTCCTACACCAGCGCCCAGCAGAAGCTGGTCCATCCGACCGACAAGTTCTGCGACTTCACCTCGCGCTACACGACCCTCAGAGAGACGAAATGGCCGAATTTCTGACCAGGGGACAGGCGTCGGGCGTCAGGGGTCAGGCGTCGGGCGTCAGGGGTCAGGACGTGCGGGCGTTTCTCGCGCGGGCGGCGCGGGAGCCGTTCGTGTGGGGGGTCAGCGACTGCTTCCTGCTGGCGGCGGACTGGGTGCTGAGCTGCGGGCGCCGGGATCCGGCGATTGGCTGGCGTGGGACCTATCGCTCGGCGCTGGCGGCGCGGCGGCTGCTGCGCCGGGCCGGCGGGGCGGAGGCCCTGGCCCGGGACGCGATGCGGGGGTTTGCCGAGTTCGACCCGGAGGCTGAGGCGCCGCGCGACGGCGACGTCGGGCTGGTCGAGGGCGGGCTCGAGCTGCGCCGTGGCCGGCCGTGGCTCAGCCACGCGGCGGCGCTGCATGTGAACGGCCTGTGGGTGGTGCGGACGCCCAAGAGCCTGATCGGCGGCCGGTCGCCGCTGATCGTCGCCGTGGCCGGATGGAGGGTCCTCGGGTCAAGCCCGAGGATTGAAACCTGATGCCGGTTCTCATCGCGCCCGCGCTGGTCGGCGGACTCGGCATGTCGGCGGCGGGCGCCCAGCTCGTCTCCGGGATCATCTTCACCGTCGGCTCGACCCTGCTCAGCCAGCTGCTGATGCCGGGGCCCGACGTGCCCGACGGCAAGATCCCGTTCAAGCAGCCGATCCCGCCCCGGGGCTACGGCGGCGGGCGGTCCCGCGTCTACGGCTCGGTCATGCTGCACGAGGCCGCCGGCGGCAACGGCGGCAAGCTCCTCATCGTGCAGGCGCTGGTCAGCCACCCGTGCAGCGCCTTCGTGCAGTACTTCCTGCACGAGGACGAGGTCGAGTTCTACGACGGGGCCAAGGTCGAGAAGGTCGACGGCGGCAAGGGCTATCACGACAAGGTGTTTCTCTACACCCGCCTCGGCGCCGTCCCGGAGACGGCGATCGCCGAGATCACCGGGGCCCAGATCACCGATTCGCCCTGGACGTCGGACCACCGCGGCGACGGCATCACCTATCTCGCCCTGCGCTGCGACGACGCCGACGAGGATTCGCAGCCCAAGAAGTTCCCCTTCGGCAAGCCGGTGGCCTCGGCGGTGCTCGACCTCGCCTTGATGTTCGACCCGCGCCAGCCCGGCCACGACGTCGAGGACGACGCGACCTGGGAATGGTCGGACAACCCGGTGATCAACATCCTGTGGTTACAGTGCCACTGCGAATGGGGCTACCAGCGCGACTACGCCACCGCGATCCTGCCCTACGTCGAGACCTGGAAGGCCGCGGCCGACGCCTGCGACGTGGCCGAGGCGCTCGACGGAGGCGGTGCTGAGAAGCGCTACCGCTGCGGGTGGAACGAGACCACCAAGACGGACCCGCGCGCGGTGCTGGCGCAGCTGCTGGCGTCCTGCGACGGCTGGATCGTCGACCGCGGCGACGGCGGCATCGACATCCGGGTCGGGACCTTCGAGGAGCCCGAGATCGTCGTCACCGACGACGACATCGTGGGCTTCGACATCGCCTACGGGATCCCCGACGAGGAGGTGGTCAACCGCCTCGCCGTCACCTTCACCAACCCGGACGACAAGTACACCGAGACCGAGGTCGACCCGTTCGAGGACGCGGCCGACCAGACGGCGCGGGGCACGGTGCGCGAGCATCGCTTCCCGCTCAACTACGTGCAGAGCCCGACCCAGGCGCGGCGCTTAGGGAAACGCGAGTTCGCCCGGCTCACCGAACCCCTGCGCGGCACCCTCGACCTGAGGCTCGACGTCCTCGACGCCTGCTACGCCCGCTGGATCCGGGTGCAGTCGGCGACCATCCCGCAGCTCGCCGACCGGGTGATCGAGAACCGCAAGGGGCACCTCTCGCTGCTGGCCGGCTCGGTGCGCCTGGCCTTCCTCGGCTCGGGATCCTCGATCGACGACTGGACGCCGGCGACCGACGAGGGAACCCTGCCCGCGACGCCGGTGGGGCCGCCGGAGCAGGGTTTCCCCATCCTGCAGAACCTGACCATCGATTACGTCCAGTTCACCAACGCCGACGGCGGCATCGTGCGGGCGCTGCGGGCCGTGTTCGACGAGCCGGCGACGGTGCAGCACTACGTGATGCGCTGGACCTGGACCGAGGACACGCCCGACGGGATGGTGGTGCGATCGGAATCGGAAACCTTCACCGCCGCCGCGGCCTCCGGCGGGGCGATCACGCTGCTCACCAGCGTGGCCATCCCCGAGGTCGCGGCGCTCGGCGTCCAGGTGGCGGTGAAGAGCGTTTCGGGGCCGACGCTCGGCGACTACCAGCCCGATCCGGCGGTGGTGCTCGACACCCGCACCGTGACGACCACCACCGCCGACGGCACCGAGCTGCGCGAGGACGGCAGCGCCGAGCTGCGCGAGGACGGCAGCCTGGAGCTGCGGGAAACCACGTGAGGGACAACACCGATGGTTGACACCAAGACCAGCGACGAGACCGCCGCCGCCGTGCTCGACGGCAGCGAGCTCGTGCGCGTCGTACAGGGCGGCAACATGCGCAAGGCGCGCTCGGGGCAGTTCATGGGCCTCAGCGTCGTTCGCGCCGTGGCCACGGCAAATGTCGCGCTTGCGACCGCGCTGGAGAACGGCGATTCGCTCGACGGGGTGACCCTGGCGACGGGCGACCTGGTGCTGCTCACGGCCCAGACGGCGCCGGCCGAGAACGGGGTCTACGTCGTGCCGGCGAGCGGGGCGGCGGCGCGGCATGCGAGCTTTGCTGCCTACGACGAGCTGCCGGGGCGGTATTTCTCGGTCATGGAGGGCACGGCCAAGGCCGACACGCTGTGGCGCTGCACCTCCGATCGCGGCGGCACCATCGACACGACGGCGCTGGCGATCTCGCAGTTCACCGGCGGCAGCGGCAAGGTCGCCCAGGTGGTCAACACGCAGACGGGGGCGGTATCGACCACGGCAACGACCATTCCCGGCGATGACACCATCCCTCAGAACACCGAGGGCGGGGAGTTCATGACGTTGGCGATCACGCCGACCGATGCGGCGTCGAAGTTGGTCATCGAGGTGGAAGTGCAGGGAGCAGTCAATGCGGGTGCACGATCGATGGCAGCCGCGGTTTTTCAGGATACTATAGCGGGCGCTTTGGCCGCCGGGTTCCACTTTTTGCCGACCATAAACACGGGGGGGCGCATACATCTCCGTCACGTCATGACGGCCGGCACCACGAGCGCAACGACGTTCAAGGTGCGGGCCGGGTCACTCGACGCAAGCACCTTCACATTTAACGGGGTCAATGGCGCCCGCATCTTCGGCGGCGTGCTGGCGTCGTCCATCACCATCACCGAAGTCCTGCCGTAGCGGCCGACGGGCGCAAGGCCCGCGACCTCACGACGACAACAGGGGACCACGACCATGACCTCGATCGAGGCCGGCCGGCTCGCCGACCGGGCGGCGGAGAACGCCTACCTGAAGCTCTTGTCGCGGCTCATGATGACGGTCACGGCGCCCCTCGTCGGCTTCCTCGCCTGGCAGGTGTTCACCGACGTTGGACAGCTCAAGGGCGAGGTGGCGCGGCTCGACGTCGGCGCCGCGCGGCTCGACACCCGCCTCGGCCACGCCGAGGGCCAGATCGCCGGCCACACCGCCTCGATCGACGGCACCAGAGAGGCCGGCCGGGGCTTCCAGCAGGACGTGATCGGGGAACTCGCCGGCGTGAGGGTGGAGCTGCGGGGCATGCGCGCCGACATCAACCGGCTGTTCGACCGGGCCGACCGCGCCCGGCCGACGGCGGCGAGCGCCGAATAGGGCGGCGCGCGCCCCAGCCCTCCCCCGGCCCCCACCCCAGCCCTCCCCCGGTCGACGCGACTTTGGGGGGAGGGGGGCAGGGAAGGCCGCTGACGGCCGGCACCGGTGCCGCGGCTCCACCCGTAGCCCCAAAACCGTTTCGCCCGCCGTGCCCGCCCCGCGCGGGCGGGGAGGGGGCATTTCAGGAGCAACCATGATCAGTTCCCAGGGCCTCGACTTCGTCGTGCGCCACGAAGGCTTCGTGTCGCAGGCCTACCGCGACCCGGTGGGGGTGTGGACCGTCGGCACCGGCTTCACCAACGGATCGGGCGTGGCGGTGGAGATGCTGGGCCGCATCGGGCCCGGCAGGACCGTGACCCGGGCGCAGAGCGACCGCGTGCTCAGCGAGGCCTTCGCCCGCGAATACGGACCGCCGGTCGATCAGGCCATGCCCGGCGGAAAACAGCACGAGCGCGACGCCGGCTATTCCTATTGCTTCAACTGCGGCCCCGCCGCCATGGGCGACAGGTGGGTCGGGCTGTGGCGCACGGGCGCCGCCGCCCAAGCCGGCGAGCGGCTGGCGGTGTCGCGCGTCACGGCCAAGGGCAAGCGGCTGCGGGGGCTGGTCAACCGCCGGGCGGCCGAGGCCCGGCTGCTCACCACCGGCCAGTACGGCGCCGAGGCGCCGGCGCGCGACGCCCCGGCCGACTACCGCCGCAAGCTGCGCGACCTCGGCTACGACAGCGTCATCGCCTTCCAGAAGCATCATCCGCACCTCGTCGACGACGGCATCCTGGGGCCCGCCACCCGGGCCCAGATCGACCGCGACGCCGCCGCCAGGAAGGAAGGCGCCGGCGTCGGCACCGGCGCGGCGATCGGCGTCGGCCTCGCCGCCTGGCTCGCGGCCAACGGGCATGTGCTGGCGATCGCCGCCGGCCTCGCCATCGCGGCGCTGGTCGCCTGGTTCGTGCTGCGCCGGCGCGAGGAAATCACCCACTGGATCGCAAACAGGAAAGGCTGACTCATGGAAATCGACATTTCGCGCTACCGCAAGATCGTCGCCCTCGTCGTCACCGGGGCCGTCGTCTACGGGCTCAAGCTTGCAGGCCTCGGCGTCGCCGACCTGGGGCAGTTCGGCCTCAGCCTCGGCGCCGTCTCCGAACCGATCGTCGACTTCCTGGTGTCGGTCGGGTTGCCCGCCGTCGCCGCCCTGGCGCAGCCCAACGAACAGGGCGATTCGCTGTGGCGCCACTGGCGCTGGCTGGCCGGCGGGACGGCGGCGATCGGCGTGCTGATCGTGCTGGCGATCGCGGCCGGCAGGGTGCTCGCATGAGGACGCTCCTCTGGGGGCTGGCGGGGTTCGCCGCCGCGGCGGGCCTCGTCTCGGTCACGCTCGACGTCCGGGCTTGCGCGCGCCGCCGGCGGGGCTTCCCGGCGTGGTCGCTGTCGGCGATCCTGTCGGGGACGGTGGCCGGCGGCCTCGCCCTCGGCCTGGCGATGACGCCATGATCGCGCAACTCATCCTCGGCCTGGTCGGCGGGCCGCTCGTCGAGGGGCTGCTGAAAGGCTACCGGGCCAAGCTCGACGCGGCCAACACGTCGGAGCGCATCGCCGCCGACCTCGCGATCAAGGACATCGAGGCCGGGATCCAGGCGCGGGCCCATGCCAAGGAGATCCGCATGGCGACGTCCGGCTTCTGGGAGATGCGGCTGATGACCTTCGCCATCGCGCTTCCCTTCGTGTCGCACCTGTGGGCGGTGTGGCTCGACACCCAGTTCGGCACGTTCCGCGACCACTGCTGGGAGCAGGCCGGCAGGACGCTGTGCGGCGTGCCTGCCTTCCCGGAGCCGTTCAACGAGTGGCAGGGGGCGATCCTCTTGTCGTTCTTCGGCATCTACACGCTGGGCAAGACGGTGCAGTCGGTCGGGTCGGCGATCGCGCTGCGCCGGCGTTAACCCGCTGGCCGGATTCGTGTGTCACACGTGAAACGGATCGCGAACCCCGGCTCGCAGGCCGGGGCAGGCTTTCCCATTTGTTCTCACGAGGAGTGTCGTGATGTGACCAGGATGACCATCAATGCCTGCGCCGAGACGATCGCCGCGATCGGCGCTCTCGATCGCAAGCTGGCGCGTCTGCAGTCGGAACTCGACGAGCAGGTGGCGAAGGCCAAGGCGGACTACGAGGCCAAGGCCGGGCCGCTGCGCGACGACCGCGAAACTGCCGAGGCGCAAGTCCGGGCGTTCTGCGAGGCCAGGCGCGACTCGCTGTGCGAGGGGGACTCCAAGTCGATCGAGTTCGCCACCGGCGAGGCCGGCTGGCGCATGGGCCAGGCGAAGCTCGAGGTGGAGTCGAAACGACTCCCGGAGATCCTCAAGGCGCTGATGGTGCCGAAGCTCAAGCACCTGCTGCGCTTCCGCGACCCCGAGATCGACAAGCGCGCCGTGCTCAAGCAGCCCGAGCTGGTGAAGGGGCTGAAGGGGCTGAAGATCGTGCCGGCCGAGGAAAGCTTCTGGGTCAAGCCGACGGCGCTCGACCTGGCCGAAGGGCCGGGGACCCGGGCCGACGTCGTGCCGCTCAAGGCGGCGTCCGGGCGCTGATCTCCCGACACCCGGCCGATCGCGGCTTCACCAGGTGCTTCGCAATGTACTGCAGGACCTCCATCCGTGTGCCTTGCGCCAAGGTGGGCCGCCCGCTCTCGATGGCTTCAAAATCAAAGATGAGGTCCCAATAGGCGTGCATCGACCCATACCGTGCCGCCTCTTCGCGAGCTGCTGGGATCGCCTCGCGCACCTGCTGCATAAGCTGCCGCTCTTCGTCGGTCATCGGCTTGCCTCTACACCGACACCGCGATCTTCAGCAGCCAGTCGCGCTTGTGCTCCAGCGTCCCGCCCTCGCCGTAGAGCGGCCGGTTGAACTTGTGGCCCATCAGGTCGGCGGCGATGCGGTCGGGAGCGTCGGCCGCCGTCAGGCGGTCCTGGAAGGAGTGGCGAAGGCTGTAGAGCGAATGCCGCTCGGACGGCAGCAGCTGGTTCTCGGTCATGAACTTGTTCACGGTGGCCGATAGGGTCGAGGAGCGATCCCAATAGCGCGGGAAGCCCCGGGGATGGGCGCGCATCGCCTCGAGCGAGATCCCGATCAGCGGCATGTCGCGCTGGGAGTAGGGCGTCTTGAGCCGTCGCCGGCCGGGCCCGCCGACGATCTTCACGTGCGGCACGTTCGCCCCGAGCAGGATGTCGTCGGGCTGCAGCCCGCAGATCTCCGACGGCCGCAATCCCGTCTCCACCATGATCTGCAGGATGGCCCGGGCCTCGCCGTTGAGCCTTGAGAGCGCGCCGTCGGCCAGCAGCGTCCCCACAATCCATTGCGTCGTGAAGGTGGCCCTCTGGCCGGCCTTCTCGTCCTCCAGGCGCAGCCCCTCGAAGGGAGCCCCGATGCCGAGCTCGAGCGCGTCGGTGAGGACGCGGAAGATCTGCGCCAGATGGCCGATGTCCTTGTTGGCCGACTGTGCGGTGAGGTTCTCGTCCTGGACGCGATCGACCCACCAGGCGCGCAAGGCCAGGGCGTCGGAGCGCCGGACGTCCTTCAGCGGCTTGTCGCCGACCACCGACACCAGGTTGTTGACGGCCTTCTGCCGCGGCGCCTTCCAGCGCCGGAGCTGGTCGGGTGAGTATTTGCGCTGCCGGTCGCGGGTGAGCTCGAGGTACTGCTGCCAGCCGGCGGTGACGGTGAGCTGGGGCGCGGTACGGCCGCCGAGCAGGGCGGTGCGCGCCGTCTCGTCCAGGAGGCCGATCTGCTCGAGGCGGTCGATGCGCTGCAGGATCTCCGCGAACGAGCCTTGCGCGATCTCGCGCGCCGGGCGGTACTGGAAGCCCTCGAGGCGGGCGAGCTCGACGGCGCCCTGGTAGCGGTCCTCGGCCTCGCCGCCGCTGCCCTGCTTGAGCGCCAGCCAGCGCTGCTCGACGGCCTTCTCGATCTGGGCTTTCAGCGCCTCGGCGCGATCGAGGTCGCGGGTGTCGAGCGACACCTCGACGTGGCTGCGCGGATCCACGTCGGCGAACAGCAGCGGCACGCGCCGGCGATAATGCCAGATGCCCGCGCGCCTGATCAGGCGTCGCGCCTTGCCCACCTCTCCACTCCCCTCGGCGTTCCCCCGCGTGTCCCGATTCGACCCATTTCTACCCATGGGACCGGACCCGCGCGCCGCCGGCGTCGGCAAATCGCCGTGGGGCGGTTTGTGTGGCGCCGTGTGTGGCGATTTAGCCATGCCGGCGCCCGCGCCCGCAAGCCCGAAAGCCGTCGATCCCGCCGATTCCATGGTCTCCAGCCATCCTTTCCGATCCTTCCCGCCGTCGAAAATGGCGACCCCGGCAGGATTCGAACCCTGGCTCTCAGGATGGAAAAGGCTTGGTTGATCTGGGGTTAACGACGGCGCCAGCGGCGGTGTGGGCGGATTTGTGTGGCGGTTCGTGTGGCGATCGGCGCCCTCGCTGCAGGGGCCAGGAAACGCGATGACCTTGGCTGCCACGGCCCCGCTATTCGGCCGCGGCCGCGATCGCGGCGGCCTGGTGGATGAGCTCGGCCTGGCGCCGGCGGCTGTCGCGCTCGGCGAGCGCGCGCTCGAAGATCGGCAGGTAGACGGCCGTCCCGTCGAGCTGCACGATGCGCGCCATCACCGCGACGGCGCGCTCCACGTCGGCGAGCGTGATCTCGTCGTCGCGCCGGACGCGCGTTTCCGCCCGCCTAGCCATCGCCGCCCTTCCGGATGCGCCGCGCAGCGAGGCCCGTTTCCAGCGCCCGCGGCAGGCCCGCGAGCACCTCGCTCAGGATTCCGCCGACGATCTTGCGGGCGTCGTCGTCGGTGAGCCCCGCCGACAGGGCCGTCTCGCACAGCTCCTGGGTGATGAGCAGCGGCAGGGCGAGGACGATCGCCTCGCCCGTTTCCGCCTCGCGCCACTCGCACTGGGCACGGCGATAGCCGCGGGCGTAGAGCCGCCCCACGGCCCGGGCGGCGAAGTCGCCGGAGGCCTCGAGGTCGGCGAGCTCAGCCGCAATCATCGCGTCGATCTGGCCGGCGTCGGCCGACAGCACCATCCGATCGGCCAGCCTGCGCGCGTCGTCGATCATTCCCGCCACCTTTCCAGTCCCTTCAGCGCCGCCACGCGGGCAGTTTCCCTCGAAAGCTGTTCCAGGACGTTCATGGCATCCCCGACCATTCGCGGCCGTCGAGCAGGCGGCCGGCGCGGGCCTTGCCAAGGCGATAGACGTCCGGCTCGTCGTCGCGGTGCGTTTCCTCGCTCACGCGGGGCGACAGCCGGCCATAGCTCCAGCGATCATCCCAGTGCCACGCCACCGGCTCGGTTCGGGTCTGCGGGCCGTCGGCGCATTCCCCCGGCGCCCACTCCCCCCACTGCTTGAAGAAGAAGGGCACCTGCGCCGCGGTGCACTGGTCGCGGAGGGAGCGGGCCCAGTCGGGGTGCATCGGGCGGGCCGCCTTGCCGGACTCGCCGCCGACGATGACCCAGTCGAGACAGACCATCCCGTCGGCGGCGTTCCCGGGATACCAGCCGCGCAACGCGTCGATCCGCGCCGGCTCGCCCGCGAACTGCCGCACCGCGATGCTGTTTAGGTCGATCGGGCCGAGCAGCGGCTCGAGGCTGACGAAGCGGACGGCGGCCGGGGTGGCGAGGAGCTCGGGGATGCGCGCGTCGGCCTCCTGCTGGCGCTCGGCCGAGATGCCGAGCCAGACGTTGGGGAGCCCGCCGTGCGCACGGTTGATCACCTCATCGCGGACGCGAGACGCCCTGATCGGGTACGTCGTCTTGACCGAGCCCGAAGTGACGCTCTCGAACTCTTCCATGATCGAAACGGCGTTGCCGCCGAGGTTTCGGCTCAGACCAGCTGCTTGGGTGACATAAGCCCGCATGCGCCCCGACCTCTTGGTTAAGCACTGGAACGTGTGCTGCGGCGCCAGCGCCATGATGGCGAAGACCTTGTCGATCCAGGCGTCGGGCACCGACTCATGGAACAGGTCGCCGTGGGCGCAGACGAAGACCATGCGGGGGCGGCGCCAGCGCAAGGGGAGGTCGAGCCACTGCTCGTTGAAGCGCACCTCGCCGGTCCATACCGGGCCGGCCTTGCTCGGGGTCGTCAGCCCGGCCCGGCTCGGGTGGTGCTGCAGCCGGGTGCCGGCGAGCGTCATGGCGTAGCAGTTGGTGCAGCCGGGCGAGACGACGGAACAGCCGGTGACCGGGTTCCAGGTCGCGTCGGTCCATTCGATGTGGGAGTGGTCAGCCATTGGAGCCTGCCTTGCCTTCGAACGGCACGACCCTCGGGTCAAGCCCGAGGGCAGGCTCTTCGGCCGGGTCGAAGTCCGGGTGCTTGGTGGCCATGTGGCGGTGCAGGTCCTGGAACGAGCGGTTGCAGCACGGGCACAGGCCGGCCTTGGCGCGGGTCCGAAGCCTGGTGACCTGTCCGCGGTAGGCGGCGGCGCTGCGCTCGCTGCGCTCCAGCCGGGCCCGCGCCCGCTCGCGCTCCTGGCGGATCTCGTCGTCCTTCTGTGCCAGCTGCTGCTTCAGGCGCTCGGCCTCGCCCTCGGGCCCGGTGCCGGGCGGCGCGGCGTAGCCCCTCGGCACCTCGGAGGCGCGGCGGCGCATGCGCCGGCGCTCGGCGTCGGTCAGCGCGGGTGCATCCTTCAGAAGGTCGAGCTGGCCGGGGAGGTGGTGGGCGACCATGGCGGGCCTCAGGGGAACAGGACGTCGGCGGCGCGCACGTGGCCTGGCCTCGGATAGGTGATCAGGCCCAGGCTGCGCAGTCGGCCGCGGTTGTTGCTGAAGCTGGATGACGTGAGGCTCTGACCGGCGCGTTCGGCGAGCTGCTCGAGCGGGAGCTCCAGCGGATAGACGGCGACGGCGGCCTGAAGCATGCGGGCCTGCGCGGGCGCGAGTTTCGCCCGGACGAGGTCCATGATCTCGGCATGGCTCGGCGCCGCCACCGGCGGAGCTGCGTCGCGCCCGGCGTCGGCCAGGGCGACGGTGCCGCCGCTCGGATAGTCGATCAGGCCAGCGCTGCGCATTGCCCCGAGGTTGTTGCTGAAGGCGGACGACTTGGGGCTCGCGCCGGCGAACCAGGCGACGTTGGCCTTCTCGGGCGCGGCCTGGCCGATCGCCTCGAGCTGGCGGAGCGCCACCAGGATCCGGCGCTTCGCCGGCGTCAGGCCCTCGGCGTTGACTTCTATGTCAACACGCGCGGCCGCCTCCTCCGGAGGAGGGCCGGCGGGCGGACTTTCGCCTTCCGGCCGATCGGTCGGCGGGGCTTCGGAAGTGAACTTGACCTTCTGAAGCTGCAGCGAGCCCAGGGCTTCGGCATCGCCGTTCAGCATGGCGGCGCCGGCGAGAGCCTCGACGACACGGCGCATCTGGGCGTTGGCGCCTTCGCGGTGGCCGTGGCTGCGCCCCTCCTTGTAGCCCTCCCGTTTTCCCTCTTCGAAAGCCTTGCCGCGGGCCAGCTCGAGGTATGGGCTTCCCTTTGCCCGCTCCTCGTCCCGCCCGTGGCGCTCGCCGCGCGCGAAGCCCCGCCGCTCGGCTTCGGCGAGCCGCTCCTTCAGATCGGACGGCAACCCCCCGCCCCGGCCCTCCCCCACAAGGGGGGAGGGAGTGCCGGCAGCGGCGAGGGCTTCGCGGATCGGGCCGACGTCGATCTCCGCCAGCGTCTTGGCCGCCTTTCGTTCGTCGCCGGCCTTGGGCGTCGCCGAGGTGTCCAGCGTCCGGATGGCGGGCAGCCGCACGCGCTCGAGCATGTCGAGATCGGGCGCCCAGACCCAGGCCTCGCCGGTCTCGAGCTTCGCCAGCGTGTCGAAGACCTCGCGGGCGAGATCGCGATCGGCGTTGCCCTCGACCCAGGCGCGCAGCGCCTCGCGGTCCTGCGGGCTGGTCAGCCCGAGCGCCACCAGGGTCGAGAGCTGGGTCAGCACGTCCTTGTGCAGCCGCGCCGGGCGCTGGCTCATGGTGATCAGCCGGAAGCCAAAGGCGCGGCCGCGGCGCGCAATCCGGTCGACTTCGCCGAGCAGCTGGGCGGTGTCGCCCATCGGGTTCTGCGGCGCGAACAGATCCGCCTCCTCGAGCACCAGCCACAGCGGATCCCGGTTCGCCGCATAGAGCTCGTCGAAGAAGGCCGTCGCGAAGCGGATGATCCCTGCCTTGCGCATGTCGGCCAGGTCGAGCACCGCCGGCAGGTTCTCGCTTGCCAACACGCGGGCGAGCGGGCGCGCCATCTCGTCGACCAGCGGCATGTCGCCATGGTCGCCGCCGAACACCGCGATTCGGTACCCCGGACGCTTGCCGTCGGCGGCAGTGCGCAAGCCCCACCACACGCCCATCGGATCGACCACGACGACGCGGCGGCCGAGGTCGAGCAGGCGCTCGACCAGCCCTTTGGCGGCATAGGTCTTGCCCTTGCCCTTCTTGCCCAGGATGGCGATGTCACGCTCCAGAGCGGCGTCGGGGATGGCGTGGGTGCGGGTCACTTGCCGCCGGCCTCCTCGATGGCGAGATGGGTGAGCCGGCGCTGGAGTTTGAGCAACGTCTCCATAGATTCGCGCTGCCTGGCCATGAGCAGCTCGACGGCGCCCTGGCTTTGCTCGATGCACTGCTGGCGGCGCCGGCGGGTCACGTCGGGCGCGGACGGGCTTTCGAGGGCCTCCGGCGGCAGGAACCAGGCGACGGGCGCGTCGAGCGCGGCGGCGACCGCCACCAGGCGGGAGACGGCCACGCGGTTGCGGCCGTTTTCGTACTTCTGCACCTGCTGGAAGCTGACGCCCAGCCGGTGGGCCAGCTTCACCTGGCTCAAGCCCAGCTGGTCGCGGCGCTCGCGCAGGCGCCGGCCGAGCCAGGCGTCGACGTCGGTGCGGCCGCGGGGGTCCTGCGGGGCGGGCTCAGCCATCGGTCTTGCCCCTAATCGTCCGGAGCTCGCGACGGCAGGTGAACTCCACCAGCACGACCTCCTTGCCCGAGGCGGCGGCGATCGCCTCCGCCCAGGACGTGAGCGACTCGAGCCTCGCCTCGTCGGCCGCGATCAGCGGCACCGGCCCGATGCCCTGTATCAGAGGCGCGGCGAGCACCCCCTCGCCGCCCTCGTCGCGGCTGAGATAGGCCCAGATTCGGTCGATCGACTGGATGGTGTTTGGGGGGACGTGCATCACAGCACCAGGCGGGCCGGGATGGCGTCGGCGGCGGGGCTGGGCGGCGGGGAGGCCTCGAGGTCGCGGTCGAAGGCGCGCAGCTCGTCGGCGAACACCGTCTGGGGCGAGATCAGCGACACGTAGGCGTGCACCGGCACGCCGTCCTCGCTGCAGCCCTCCCAGATGCGGGTGGGCACGCCGTTGAGGTCGATCACCTTGGCGGTCGAGTCGAGAATGATGCGCATGGCAGGGCGCTCCTTTCAGGGGTCAGGGGTCAGGGATCAGGCGGCGCCGTTGGGGCCGAGGTGCTTCGAGAAGGGCCCGGAGGCCTCCCGCTGCAGCCGCCGGTCGTGGAAGCCCGGCTTGCCGCTGGCCTCCTGCTGCGGCTCGGCCTCGATCAGGAGGGCGGCGCAGCCTTCGCGGTACTGGGTGAGACGGCTGAGGTTGAACTCGAGCTGCTGGACGTGCTCGAGGCCGAGGGTCTGGAACTGGCGCAGGCGCTCGATCTCGCGCTCGTAGGCGCGGATCGTCTCCTCGGTCGCCCCGAGGGTGTCGCGGGCGTCGTCGAGCTGATCCTTGCAGCGGGAAATCTCGTCCTCGGTCGAGCGCCGGCGCTCGGCGATCGCCGTGGCGAAGGTGGTGATGTGGGTGGTTTGCATGGCAGGGCGGTCCTTTCAGGGGTCAGTGGTCAGGGGTCAGGATGGGGCTTGGAGCCGGCGAGGCGATGAAGCTCGTTGATCAGGGCCTGGCGGCCGGCGATGGTTATGCGGGCGAGGCCTTCGTTCTCGAGGGGCACATCGAGGAAGCCCAGGCGCTCGAGCGCGTCGATCGTTTTCGGCAGCGCCCGCCAATGCGGGACCGACCTGTCGCCCTGGGCGCGCCAGCCGTTCGGATACCATTCCAGCGGCCCCTTGCTGGCGCGGGCGAGTGCGTTGCGCTGGCTGAGCGTGAGCTTCATCCTCGGGTCTCGCCCGAGGACCGGGTCCCGCCCGAGGACCGCCGCCCGCGCCCATGGCGTGCGTTCTGGGGGCGCATGTCGATGCCGAGCACGGTGGTGACGATGGGGCCGCCGACGCGGTCGCGGCCGATGCACAGGATCACCCCGTCGACGGTCACCACCCGGGCGCCGCGGCCGGCGTCGAAGTCGGCCTTGGCGGCGATCGCGGCGCGCACCGCCTCGACGTCGATGCCCCGGCGCCGCTCGAGGTAACGCAGCACGGCGTGGTCGGAGACGGCCAGCGTCATGATGCCTCCAGGAGCTCGTCGCGGCGGGCCAGCGTCATCAGGCGGCCGCGGACGGAGTTGGACTTGCGGCCGAGCCGCCGGCCAATCTCGGTGTCGCCCAGGCCCTCGGCCTCGAGCGCGAGCAGCCGCGCATCCTCCTCGGGCGTGAAGCGGCGGACCACATGATTGCCCCGGGTGACGACAAGCGGCCCCCTGACGCCGCTCCATGGCCTGGTGCCCTTGGGCGGCTCGGCGGCAAGCTTCAGCAGGTTCCAGGAGACTGCGCCTTGCGAGCATCCGAGGTGCCGCGCGATCCGCGCGACGGTGCATCCCCGCTCGCGCATCTCGACCATGCGGACCTTGTCCTCTGCGGTGAGCCGCTTCATGGCCGGGCACCGCGTCCTGACGCCTGACCCCTGGCACCTGTTCCCTGGCCCGCCGCCGCGATCATGGCCTTCTCGGGCCGGCCGAGCTTGTGGCCGAGGCTGCGGGCGCGGCTGGCGAGGGCGGCGCGGAGGACGCCGGCGCGCGGATAGGCCGGCGTGGCGGTCGCGGCGAGGGCGCGCCAGACGGTCTTCGACAGCGACACCGGGGCGCCGGTGACGGCGCAGCGCAGGCGCACCCACTTGGGGCCGTCGTGCTCGAGGAACACGACGCGCCAGCCGGAGCCGATGCGCGGGGCCTCGTTCTCGAAACAGACGCGGTAGAAGCTCATGGTCGTCCCCTCCTCGATTCGAGTCGGGGTCGATGCTAAGCCCGGTAAAGTTACCGCGTCAAGTGGAAATCGGTAGAATTACCGGAGCCGATGCGCGGGGTCACTCCAGGGGAAGGCCGTACTCGGCGCACAGGCCCGCGAGGACCTGGGGATTGTCTTCGTCGATCATCGCGAGCCCGTCGCGGCCGGATTCGGTGACGATGGCGTAGAACGGCTTTCGACCGACGTAGCCGCCGAAGCTGTTCCTGGCGTTGACCCAGCCGCAGATGTGCAGCGAGCGGCCGTTGGCATCGGGGCGCGCCACCAAGCCCTCGAACAGGGCCGATGGCGGGTCCTTCAGCTCCTTCCTGACGAGGTCCTCGGCAAGCTGACGCTGGGCCGGGGAGATCTCCGCCGCCGCGGCCGGCGCCTGCTGGGCGACAGCCGCCGCCACGAAGAAGCATGCAGCAGCCATGTGGTGCGGCATTCGAGGCACCTGTCCTTCTCTCCCGGTTGACGGCTACTCGACCCCGCGCTCCTCGAGCAGCTCCTTGAGCAGCTGCCACCGGCGGACCTCCTCCTCGTCCAGCTGGCCGTCGGCGTCGATGATCTCGGGGACGCGGTCGAGGACGAATTGGGCGTGGAGGTGCTCGGCCATCACCAGCGCTTCCAGCGCCTCGGCGAACTGAGCGCTGGTGGGAAACATCGTGCGCATGAGCGCATCGACCGCGGGCTTGACGACGCGGCCCTTGATCGAGCAACGGTCCTTCTGCCAGTCGAGATAGTCCCACAGAATCGCGCGCTCGGCCGCGTGCAGCTCGCCGTCGGAGTTGGCGAAATAGAGCAGGACCACCAGGCCGTTCACGCTTTCCGCCAAGAGGCCATCGGTGGCGTCGCGCCGCTTGTGCGGCTTCACCGGCTTGGCGAGGTCGATCAGCGGGGCAAGGTAGGCCCGCGGGTTCTCGCTCACCTCGCCCGTCCGCATGTCCACGATCTCGACAATGCGGTCGATGCGGAAGCATTGAACACGGCTCCTCAGCTCACAGAATCCCCACATGACGTAATCGTCGCCGTGGGACTGAACGCTCTTGACCTGGATGACGCGGTGGCTCCGCGCGCCCTTGCCGTCCTCGTAGTGGAGCGCCAGGCGCACCGTGCCGAGCGGCCCGGCGTCGAGCACCGTTGCCGGTGCCGGCTCCATGTCGTCGTCGTCCGGGCCGGCGGCGCCGGGAACGAAGCCGGGGGGAAGGCGGGACGGTCGCTCGCCGAAGACGCTGTGGATGCTCGATCGCAGGTCCATGGCTTCCTCCTCTCATCGAGCGGCCGCCGGCGATCCGCTCAGTTGCGCAGCTTCACCCAGGCGACGGGGAAGGCCCGGTCGACGGACTGATCCTCGATGTCCGGCTCGTCGGGGTTGACGGAGCGAAGGGTGAAGAGGTCGGGCTGCGAGCCCCGGGTCAGCTTCTTGATGTAGCGGCGGCCGTCGGCCAGGCGCACGTAGCAGGTGCGCCCGACGAGGTCCCGGGGGTCGTGGTCCCTGGGTTCGCAGACCACGACGTCGCCCGGCACGAAGCGCGGCCGCATGGACTCGCCGCGCACCACCACCGCGGCACCGCCGGCGCAGCCCGGCGGCGCCTCGATGTCGCCGAGGTAGGGATCCTCGCCGTTGAAATCGAACACCTGCTCGCCGGCGCCGGCATAGCCGGCCAGCGCGATCGTCGAGGACCTCTCCTCCGGACCTATGCCCTCGAGCAGCCAGCCCGCGGTCGTGCCCAGCACCGGGGCGAGCGACAGGATGGTGCGCGTGGAAACGCCGTGCCTGTCGGCCGGATGGTCCTTCGCAGCGCGCCTCAGGTTGCGGATCGCATCGTCGCTCAGCCCCGCCTTCCGGGAGGCCGCCGTGGCGCTCAAGTTCACAACCTTCAGGCGCTGGTCGACCCGCCTCACAATGTCCTCCAGCATGTATCGGTAGAATGACCGGATGCCCGGTTCGACGCGACCGGTAAGATGACCGTTGACAGCATCGGTAATTTTACCGATGATCGCCGCCATGACGTCCATCAATCATCTGCTGCGAGTCGCGCGCGCCTACGGCGCGGCCGAAGGAATCGCGCCGTCGACGGTGAGCTGGCGCGTATTCGGAGACACCAAGAAGCTGGGCGCGCTCGAGACGGGGTCCGACATCCAGATCGGGCGCTGGGAGCGCGCCATGCAGTGGTTTTCCGACAACTGGCCCGCCGGCACCGAGTGGCCGGCGGGCATCGCGCGGCCGATGCCGCAGCCGGACCAGGCCACCCCCGAATCCAAGGCGAGCTGACGCGATGGGGGGGGCAGGGGACAGGCGCCGGGGATCAGGGCTCGGGAGGTGCGGTCGCGAGGGCCTGTTCCCGACACCCGAGACCCGACCCCTGGCGCCCCGGATCGAGTCCGGGGCAGGCTCTGAACCGAACGGCCGGGAGATCCCCTCCGGCCTGGCCCCGGACGCGCCGCCGGGGCCGGTGGGGCGCGGGAGTGGTGCCCACCTCGCCCGCGCCCTCCACCTTCGAGGAAGCCTACGCTTACGCACACTCACAAGCTCGCTCACGCCGGCCAGTCTGTCAGGGATCGGGTGTCATGGCGATCAATGAGTCATGGGTCGTTTCGGGGCGCTCCGGGGTGGTGCTGGGCTCGGCCGGCCGTCCTTCGAGACGGTTCGGGCCTCCTCAGGACGAGGGGCTGCGGCTGGAGCGGGCGAAGGCGAAGCACCGGCGCCTGGTCGAGCGCGAGAGCCGGGGCTTCGGCGACACCGACGGCGCGATGCGGCGGCTGTCGGAGCTGGGGCTGCCGTACTGGACGCAGTGGAGCCTGCGGGCCGGGCGGTTGAAGCGCGCCACCAGCTGTACGGGTGACATCCTGGCGCGGGTGCGCTCGGCCCTGCTGCGCCACCTGGCGGCGAGCGTGCGGGCCGATCTCGCCGCACTCAACCTTGAGCTCGAGGAGGCCAATGGAGCTCCTGAAACTGATCTTGAGGGCCTGGCGGCTGAAGTGCGCGAGGCGCAGACGCTGCTCGCCGACATCGCGCGAGCCGTCGGGGACGGGGCCCGACAAGGGAGGCGGCGATGAGGCGGGGGCGGGGGAAGGCTGGCAAGGCACCGGACCCGGGCGTGCGCCTGGAGATCGTGATCGGGGCGGCTGACGCGCGCCGGCTGCTGCGCCTGGCGATCGCGGCGGGACTGACGGCGGAGGCGTGCGCGGCCTCGATCGTGGCGGAGGTGCTGGCCGACGACGCGGCGGCACACAGGGAGCAGGGGGCGGGGGTCAGGGAACAGGGGTCGGGGGTCAGGTGTCAGGAAGCGGCGGCGGTGGCTTGGGACGAGGCGGGCGGCGCCCCGCCGGCGGGAGGGTGGCTGCAATGAGGCTGGTGGGGCTCGGCAAGGGACGGTTCGAGATGCTGGGTCCAGGGGACGGGGGTCAGGCGTCAGGGGTCAGGAGGGCGCCTGCCAAGCCGACGCTGATGGCGCAGGCGGCGATGCGCGCGGCGGAGCGACGGGCCGACGAGCGGCGCTTCGCCGAGGATGCCGGGATCGCGGCGCCGGCGTATCGGCCGGCGCGCTTCACCGATCTGGTGGCCGACGAGTGCCAATGGCCGATCGATGAGCAAGGCGACTTGCGCTGCGGCGCCAAGCAGGCGGCGGGGCCGGGCCAGCCGTACTGTCCACAGCACCGCGCAATCTCGCGCGGTGCCAGGGGACGGGGGCCAGGCGTCAGGGACCAGGACGACGTCCTGACCCCCCGGATCGAGTCCGGGGCAGGCTCTGACACCCGACCCCTGAAGCCCGCCAAGCGGGCGTCCTGACATGGCCACCCGGGCGAGCGGCTACGCGCCCGACCCGCTGGGGCGCTACTACACGCCAGCCTGGGCGGTGGGGGCGCTGCTGCATGGCTGTCCACTGCTAGAGCAGGCCAGCTGCTTCTGGGATCCGTGCGCCGGCGCGGGGCACATTCTCGCGGCGCTCGACGCGATGGTACTCGGGGTGCTGGTCGGATCGGACATCGCGCCGGATCCCGAGCGGGTGTGGAGGGGTGCCATCGTGGAGGCCGACGCGCGCAGCGCACCGTCGCCCTGGCTGCCTCGGCTAGGCCGGCGCATCGCCGTGATCACCAACCCGCCCTATGGCTTTCAGGGCAAGCTCGCGACGGAGATCATCACGGCGATGCTGGCTGCTACGGAGCCACATCGCGGCTTGGTGGCCATGCTGCTGCGCGACAGTTTTGAGGGGCGGCCAAGCCGGAACGCGCTGTTCGATCATCCGGCCGCCGCCGGCCGGATTGTCCTCACCGACCGCATCCGCTGGGAGAACGTCGAGCAGAAGAAGGCCGGACCCAGCCAGGGGCATGTGTGGTGGGTGTGGGACTGGAACCTGCACAAGCCAGCCCGCCCACCGCGCGTGCTGCGGCGGTCGAAAGAGGACGGAGAACTGAGGCTCCGGTGGGGGGACGTCGCCGATGGCCCGTTCCACCTGCCCTCCGGGGAACCGGCCGCATGATCACGCTGCCGAAGTTCCTCGGCGCCTTGCGGGCGCTGTTCGGGGTCGACCGGGACGAGCTGGTCGCGGCGGGGGTGCTGGCGGCCGGCGACGGCGAGGCCTGGCGGGCCTTCCGCTGCGATCCGCCGCGCTGGCTGATGGCCGCCGACGACGAGCGCCAGCGGCGGCTGTGGACCATTCTGGAGGGGAGGGGATGATGGTGGCAGGGGTCAGGGGGCAGGGGTCAGGGGTCAGGACGTGTCTGGGCGAACGGGCGATCATGGCGCTGCTCGAGCGGCCGGACCTGGTGGCCGAGCTCGCGGTCGCCGAGGCGGCGCTCGACGCCGGTGACGAGGAGCTCGCCGACAGGGCGCTGCGGGCGCTGTCGGGCGGGCTGCGGCGCGCCAGCCAGCGGGCACGGTAGCACCATGGCACCACGACAGTCGCGCATTCCGGCCGAGGCCGCCACCGACCGGCGGCTGCGGCCGTGCGCCAGGCGCGTGCTGATGGTGCTGGGCGTGCACACCGACCGCAACGGCTGGTGCGTGCGGTCGCTGTCGAAGATCGCCGCGGAGCTCGGCTACGACGTGCGCTCGGTGCGCCGGGCCGTCCGCCAACTGGAGGACATCGGCTACGTCGAGGTCGCGGCGCGGCGCGGCAGCGCCGGCAGCTGGCTCGCCTCGGGCTACCGGGTGAAGACGCCCGGGATGGCGGTCCCCCCGCTGGCTCCTGAGTCCGGGGGGTCCGGACACGGGAGTCCGGAGGGGTCGGACTCCCAGGAGTCCGGGGGGTCCGGACTCTCAGGAGTCCGCCCCGTACCCTTAACGGCTTCTTCTAACGAGGCAGCAGCAGGGCGCGGGCGCGGGCGCAGTCGCGCCGACGCGCGCGAGGCCCCCGAAGCTGCCGCCGCTGCCGCCGAAGGGGGGGAGTCGGGGTTGGAAGAAGACAGCCGGGAGCGGCAGCGCAAAATGGCGGCGGCGGTGGCGCTGCACCGGCGCATCGCCGAGCGGCTGGGCCATCCGGGCGGCTACCGCGACGAGCTGGGCGAGGTGTGCGCCTGGCTCGAGGCGGGCTACGACCCCGACCGCCACGTGATGGCGGCGGTGGAGCGCGCGGCCAGGCGGCGGAACTTCCAGGCGCCGCTGATGCTGCGCTATTTCCGCGAGCTGATCGCCGAGGCCGCGGAACGAGCGCCGGGGATCCGTAGGGCCGCCGGGGCAACTTTTGCCGCCACAAACGAGGCGTTGAAAAGTAACGAGGCGGCGGCCGAGCCGGAGCCAGAGGGGCCGGCGGAGTGGCTGGCGATGCGGGGGGCGCTTCGCCGGGCGGTGGGTGAGGACGCGTTCTCGAGCTGGTTCGCCCGGCTGGAGTGGCGGGGGGTGGCGGGGCGCACCCTCACGCTTGCCGCGCCGACGCGGTTCATCGCCGGCGAGATCGCCAAGCGCCACGGCCAGGCGCTCGACGCGATCGCCTCGGGGCTGGTGGCCGGGGTCGAAGCGGTAAGGCTCGTGGTGGAGAAGCGCAAAGGGGCGGGGCCATGAGCCGGGACAAGATGAGCCGGGATGACGAGCTGCTGCGCCAGCACCGGCGCGGGGAGGCGATGATGCAGGGGCTGGCGGCGCACATCGAGGAGACGCTGCCCGAGGGCTTCGCCTTCGCGCTCGTCGCCTTCACCTGCGGCGAGGGCGGCTATGTCGGGTATGTGTCCAATGCCGAGCGGGGCGACATGATCGCGGCGCTCCGCGAGTGCGCCGACACGCTGGAGGCGCGGCGCGATTCGCCGCCCGGCGCGCCGATCGTCCGGCAGCATTGAGGCCGAGCGGACCGTCGTCAGGCTACTGCCTGCAGACCTCCCGAGCCTCGCTTCGCGCGACGCATTAACGCGGCGGGGCAACATCGCCACCGGGATTGCGATTCGATTGTGGCGGCGCTTTAAGGTACCCTGATCCCCGCTGGTTGGGGGAGGTCCGATCGGCCCTCATCCGAAGGGCCACGTCACGAATGCAAACCGAGCACCTGCTGTCGCCGGCCGGGCGGCCCACACCGGGGTCCGCCCGCATGGTCGAGCTGCGCCGCCACTGCGAGCGCCTGGTCGAGCGCTCCATCCTCACCCTTGCCGCCGTCCCCGACCCCGACGCCCGCTACCGGCGCTGGTGGGTGTCCTCGATGCCCGAGCCGGTCAGGCGGGCGGTGGAGGCCTACAACATCGAGGAGGCGCCGCGGGTGCGCCGCTTCGTGCCGTCGCGCGCCGACCACGACCGCTACCTCGAGGTGCTCGGCTGGCTGAACTGGCTGGCGGCCGGCAACGACGGGCCGCGGGAGCTCAAGATCGTGTGGCTGCGCGCCTTCGGGGTGCCGTACTGGAAGATCGCCCAGCGCTTCGGGCGCTCCGACCGCACCATCCAGCGCTGGCACGAGGCGGCGATCTCCAGGCTGTTCCGGCGCTACTGGATCGACGTCGACCGGCTGGCGACCGACCCGCTGCCGGGCGCGGGCGCCGGCATGGAGGCGGCCGAGTGAGCGCGGAAGCGCGCAAAGCGTCAACAAAGCGTTCACCATAGCGAGAAATTTCCTGCTTGACGGTGTCGCGGATGTCGGTCAAAGCTGGCCATGGCATGGCAAGAGGCCCGAAGCGCGCGACATCCGCGCCTCGGGCCTTTTTCATGCCGTTCCCTGTGTAAGCAGCCGATCGTCGCTCACCCCCTCCAGCACCTGGACGGGGCGGCCTGCCCTTGCGAGTCGCACGCCGTCCCGGTCCCGGCCCGCGGGGACGGGCGGCAACGATCCGGGTGCGCGAACAGTTCCCGAGACATGATCACGGCCTCAGAATCGGCCGCGCTGGCGCTGATCGACGAGATCGAGGGGCTGAGCGCGGGCCTAGGACGCACGGACACCGGCCGGTGGATGCACCGGACGCTGGCCTACGGGCGCCCGCGCCTGGCGCTGGTCGACGAGCGCGAGGCGCTGGTGGCGCTGTTCGCCGAGGGGGTCGAGCCCCATATCGCCGAGCTCACGGCGCTGCTGCACAGCCACTGCCACACGCTTGCCGCGCTCGCGCGGCTCGGCCTCGAGGGCCATGTCGCCCTGCCGCCGCGGCCGCTGGCGCGCCAGCTCTCGCTGGTGCGCTCCTGACTTCTGACCCTCGGGTCGCGGCCCGAGGGCAGGCTTTCTGACTTCCGTCCCCTGAAACCCGGGCGCCCCGGCGAGCGAGCCCCTCCCTGCTCAACCCCTCGCGCCGGTGGCACTTTCGCCGCCCCGCCCGCCCGGGCCACGCCGGAGCCTTCTCCGGCCGCCCCTCCGACCCGCCGGGGACCAGGGTCGAGGGGCCCAATTCGCCCACCTGAGATCTGGACCCTGAAATGCACCTGCTCGTCGCCGAGCCGCACCCCGACACATCCTCATGCCTCGAGCTCATGCTGCGCTCGGAAGGCTTCCGCGTGCGCCTGACGGCGGAGGCGGAAGAGGCCGACTATCTCGCCCGGCACTTCTCCTTCGACCTGGTGACGCTCGAGCCGGGCATGGAGGGCGGCAAGGGCTGGGAGGTGCTGCGGGGCATCAGGCGCGCCAAGGTGGCGGTGCCGGTGATCCTGGTGTCGGGGCTTGCAGGTGTCCATGACGTGGTGCGGGGGCTCGACCTGGGCGCCGACGACTATCTGACCAAGCCGTTCCACAAGGACAATCTGGTGGCGCGCATCCGGGCGGTGGTGCGGCGCGCCCGCGGGTTCGAGAGCTCCGTCGTGGAGGCGGGGCCGCTGCGGCTCGATCTCGCGTCGTGCCTGGTGGAGGTCGACGGCCAGCCCGTCCACCTGACGGGCAAGGAATACGGCCTGCTCGAGCTGCTGGTGCTGCGGCGAGGGCAGGTGGTGGCGAAGGACCGGATCCTCGATCACCTCTACGGCGGGCGCGATGAGCCCGAACTGAAGATCGTCGACGTGTTCGCCTGCAAGCTGCGCCGCAAATTGGCGGACGCCGGCGCCGGCGGGCTGATCGAGACGGAGTGGGGCAGGGGCTACGTGCTGCGCGCCCCGGCCGCCGCGGCGGCGTGAGCCTGTCCGATTGACAGGTGTGCTTGCCGGGGCACCCGGCGGGCGGTAATCGAGCTCGTGGCCCTTCGGGGCCGAGGGAGACGAGAGCCGGAGCCCGTAAACGCTCCGGACGCGGGGCCAACCAGCCAAGGACAGACCCCGCGCAGCGCCAGCCTGGATAACGCTCTCCCGCCACCGCCTTTCGGCGGCGGGGCGAGCTCACCCGGGCTTGGCCGCCGTGTCACTGCAAAGCGTCCATTGTGGTAAATGCCGCGCCCTCCTGTTCAGGGCCGGACGAACCGCCATCCGCGATGTCATCGAAATCAAGTGCCGCCGCTGCGGTCACTTGAACATCCTGAGGCCTCCAGAGCCCAAGCCTAAGCGCCCCGACCCTGACCGGCAGCGGCGCGAGCAAGGTCAAGGGCCATGGACTCAGGAGCGCGGCGCATCCGGCGCGGCGACGTCTGGCAGCTCGGGACGCACCGCCTCCTGTGCGGAGACGCGACCGACGCCGGCGACGTCGCGCGGATCCTCGAAGGGCAAACGCCGCACCTGATGGTCACCGACCCGCCCTACGGGGTGCGCTACGACCCGGCCTGGCGGGTGGGCAAGGTCGGCCGGGGCTCCAAGGTGGCCGGGAGGCCTTTCGCCGGCGACACGCAAGCGGACTGGTCCCCAGCCTGGAAGCTGTTCCCGGGCGATGTGGCCTATGTCTGGCATGCCGGCAAGATGGGTCACATCGTGGCCCGGTCGCTGCGGATGGCAGGCTTCGACGTGCGGTCTCAGATCATCTGGGCGAAGCCGTATTTCGCCATCTCGAGAGGTCATTACCACTGGCAGCACGAACCCTGCTTCTATGCGGTGCGGCAGGGGGCAACGGGTCACTGGAACGGCGATCGCAAGCAGTCGACCCTGTGGCGGATCACAGGGCAGACGACGGGCATCATGCGCGACCGCAAGGAGACGTACACGGGCCATGGCGCCCAGAAGCCGGTGGAGGCCATGGCTCGACCGATGCGCAACAACAGCCAAGCGGGCGATCTCGTCTACGACCCCTTCCTCGGCAGCGGGACCAGCGTCATGGCGGCCGAGCGCGAGGGCAGGGTTTGCGTCGGGCTCGAGATCGAGCCGGTGTGCTGCGATATGATCCTGCGGCGCTGGGAACGGGAGACCGGCACGCCGGCGAAGCGCGGGTGACGCGGCCCTCGGCGCGGGCCCGGCTCTACGACAGCCGCTGGGACAAGGCGCGGGCTGGCTGGCTGGCCAAGCACCCGCTGTGCGTCATGTGTCTGGCGCGGGGGCTCGTGGTGGCGGCGACGGTGGTCGACCACATCAAGGCCCACAAGGGCGATCTGAAGCTGTTCTGGGATCGGAAGAACTGGCAGTCGCTCTGCGAGCACGATCACAACGCCCGCAAGCAGCAGATCGAGCGCCGCGGCTACTCCGCCGAGGTCGGCGCCGACGGCTGGCCCACTGACCCCGCCCACCCAGCCAACCGCTGACCCCCGGGGGGCGGGTCAAATCTCTGCCACCCCTGGGGCCCGGACCGGCTGGGGTGACTTCTGCGTTCGGCCGCGAAATTGAGACGAAAACCTGGACTGCCATGAAAGGGCGCAAACCGACGCCGTCGCACCTTAAGCTGGTGAAGGGGAATCCCGGCAAGCGGTCGCTCAATCCGAAGGAGCCGAAGCCCCGTCGGTCGCGGACCTCCGCTCCGGTTCATATGAGCGACAAGGCGCGCGAGACCTGGGGTTACGTGACCGGGCTGCTCGACCGCATGGGCGTCCTGACGGAGGTCGACGCCGTTGCGCTCGAGATGATGTGCGAGGCCTACGCCGATTATCTCGGCGCCCGGGCCGAACTCGATGACTTCGGCAGCAACTACTACGAGACGGTCAACCAAACGGGCGGTGTGATGCACCGAACGCACCCGGCGGTCGCCGTGATGCAGGACGCCGACCGGAGGATCAAGTCGTGGCTCGCCGAATTCGGCATGACACCAAGCGCGCGGACACGGGTGAGTGGTAGTGGCGAGGAAGACGAAGACCCCGCCGACCGATTCTTCGCCTGACGCCGCAACCGCCTATGCGCAAGGAGTGATCGCCGGCACGATCATCGCCGGTCCGCATGTCCGCGACGCCTGCGCCAGGCATCTGCGGGATCTCGAGGAGGGACCGAAGCGGGGCCTGAGGTGGGACGTCGCCGAGGTCGAGAAGGCGATCGCCTTCTTCGCCGAGGTGCTCGTCCTCAACGGCGGCCAGTTCGAGGGCAAGCCGTTCATTCTCAACGGCTGGCAATCGTTCATCGTCGGCTCGCTATTCGGCTGGAAGCGGGCGGACGGCTCGCGCCGGTTCCGGACCGCCTATATCGAGACCGGCAAGGGCTCCGGCAAGTCGCCGCTGGCCGCCGGCATCGGCCTGAAGCTCCTGTGCGCCGATAACGAGCCGCGGGCCGAGATATACGCCGCGGCCGTGAAGCAGGACCAGGCGAAGGTCCTGTTCCGCGACGCCGTCGCCATGGTCCAGCAGTCGAAGAACCTCGGCCGCCGGCTCAGCCTGTCGGGAGGCATGCACCCCGACAACATCGCCCACCTCGCCTCGGGCAGCTTCTTCCGGCCGATCTCGTCGGAACGGCAGGGGCGCGGCCAGTCGGGGCCGCGGCCGCACTGCGCCCTGCTCGACGAGATCCATGAGCACCCGACCAACGCGATCGTGGAGTTCCTGGCGGCAGGCGTGAAGTGGCGCCGGCAGCCGCTAATCTTGATGATTACCAACAGCGGGTCGGATCGACAGACGATCTGCTGGGAATACCATCGGCAAGGCGCTGAAATCTGCGCCGGCACCAAGAAGAACGACCGGTTCTTCGCCTTCATCTGCGGCCTCGACACGGGCGACGACCCGCTCACCGACGAGGCCTGCTGGATCAAGGCGAATCCGAGCCTGCCCGAGATCCCGGGCTACGATTACGTCCGCGGCGAGGTCGCCAACGCCCGCGGCATGCCGTCGAAGGAGAGCCTGGTCCGGCGGCTGAACTTCTGCGAGTGGACCGACGCCGCCGAAGCGTGGATCACCAAGGACATCTGGTCGAATGTCCAGGCGAAGCTCGACCTGGCGGATTACGATGGCCGCGAGTGCGTCGGCGGGCTCGACCTGTCGATCTCGAGCGACCTGACCTCGCTCCTGCTCTTCTTCCCGGCCGGGGAGCGCCGGTGGGACGTGTTCTCGTGGTTCTGGATGCCGGGCGACCGCCTCCTGGAGCTCGAGGCCAAGGACGGCATGTCGCCCCACTACCAGCTGTGGCGCGACGCCGGGCACCTGCAGGCGCCGTCGGGCAAGACCATCGACTACGGCCACGCGGCCAACCTGCTGGCGAAGCTGCTCGCCCGCTTCAAAATCAAGGCGATCGCCTACGACCGGGCCAAGATCGAGCTGCTGCGGGCTGAGCTCGACAAGATCGACTGTGACGCGCCGCTGATCGAGCACGGCCAGGGCTTCTTCAAGGCCAAGGACACGGGGTTGTGGATGCCCGGCTCGATCGAGGAGCTGGAGGCGGCGCTGCGCGAGGAGCGGATCCGGGTCAACGAGAACCCGGTGCTGTCGTGGAACGTCGCGTCGGCCGTGACGCAGTCGAGCAACATCGAGCCGGCCGACCGCTACTTCTCGAAGCGCAAGGCGACGGCCCGGATCGACGGCGCGGTCGCCATGGCGATGGCCATGGGCGCGGCGACGATGAAGACCGAGGGCCCGTCCGTCTATCGCGGGCGTGGCGCACTGGTGCTGTGAGGGAAAATGGGGCTGTTCAACTTCTGGCGGCGGGCGACGCCGGCCGCGGACGAGCAGCCCGTGGCCAATGCATCGCCGGCGGAGCCGGTCCTGCCCATGCCGATCCGGGCGTCGACCCAGCTGTCCGGCGGCGGCACGCTGATCACCACGTCGGAGCAGCTCGCCGAGGTTCTGCGCAGCGGGGCGGTTTCGGTCTCCGGGATAAGCGTCACGCCGGATTCCGCCATGCGGGTCGGGGCCGTCTACGCCTGCGTGCGGCTGATCTCGGGCGCGCCGGCCAACCTGCCCCTCGACACCAAGCGGCGCCGCGATGCGGACACGCGCGAGGACGCCTCCGATCATCCGCTGTGGCGCATCTTCCGGCACCGCCCGAACCGCTGGCAGACGCCGTCGCAGTTCAAGCGCATGATGACGGCGCACCTGCTGCTCAGGGGCAACGCCTATGCGCTGATCGTGCGGTCGGGCCTGCGCGGAGTTGTCGAGCTGGTGCCGCTGCACCCGGACCGGGTCAAGACCAGTCAGAGGGACGACCTCAGCCTCGCCTACGACTATACCCGCAAGGATGGCCGCAAGGTCACCCTGGAGCAGAACGAGGTGTTCCACCTGGTCGGGCTCACGCTCGACGGCTTCACCGGCGTCTCGGTGCTCACCTATGCCCGCGAGGCCATCGGCTCGTCGCTGGTGATGGAGCGGCACGGGGCGACGACGTTCAAGAACGCGGCGCGGCCGAGCATAGCGCTCAGGCATCCCGCCCAGCTCGGCAAGGAGGGGCAGGAGAACCTGCGCGCCAGCCTCGACGAGTACAGGGCGGGCGGCGAGAGCGAGGGCAAGGCCCTGATCCTCGAGGAGGGGATGGAAGTCGTCGAGATTTCGATGACGGCCCAGGACGCCCAGTGGATCGAGGGGCGCAAGTTCTCGCGCTCCGACATCGCCATGTTCTTCGGCGTGCCGCCGCACATGATCGGCGACACCGAGAAGTCGACGAGCTGGGGCACCGGCATCGAGCAGCAGTCGATCGGCTTCGTCACCTACACGCTCGAGGACTATTTCACGACCTGGGAGGAGACGGTCAAGCGCGACCTGATCGCCGAGACCGAGCCCGACATCTACGCCCGCTTCAACCGCAAGGCGCTGGTGCGCGGCGACATCAAGGCCCGTCAGGGCTTCTATGTCGCGATGCTGCAGTGGGGCGTCTACAGCCCGAACGAAATCCGCGCGCTGGAGGACGAGAACCCGCGCGAGGGCGGCGAGGTCTACTACGACCCGCCGAACACCGCCGGCGGCGAGCAAGCGCCCGGCGACGGCGACAAAGGAGACGGCAATGAGCCTCAGAACCCTCCCCGAGATTAAGGCGTTCGCGCGCCCCCAGGGCTATTCCTGGGACGTGCCGTCGGACGTGCTGGCGCGGTGGAGCGAGACCGTCGCCGCCGAGAGCGACGACGCCAACACCATCACCATCTACGACGTCATCGGCGAGGACTGGTGGTCGGGCGGCGGCTTCACCGCCAAGCGCATGGCGGCCGCGCTGCGCTCGATCGGCCGCAACGACGTCACGGTGAAGATCAACTCGCCCGGCGGCGACGTGTTCGAGGGCTTCACCATCTACAACCAGCTCGCGCAGCACCCGGCGAAGGTAACGGTCGACGTCATGGGCATCGCCGCCTCGGCCGCCTCGGTGATCGCCATGGCCGGCGACAGCGTGCGCATGGGGCTGGGCACCTTCATCATGGTGCACAACGCCTGGGGCATCGTGATCGGCAACCGGCACGACCTGACCAGCGCGGCCGAGCTGCTCGGCCAGATCGACGGCGCGATGGTCGACATCTACGAGGCCCGCACCGGGCTGAAGCGGGCCGAGATCGAGGCGCTGCTCGACGCCGAGACCTTCCTCGGCGCCCAGGCCGCGGTCGACAACGGCTTCGCCGACGACACCATCCAGATCGACAAACAGGGCGCGCAGGCGATGCGGCGCCCGGAGATCCAGGCGCGCAAGCGCCTCGATGCCCTCCTTGCCCAGGCCGGCGTGCCGCGTGTCGAGCGCCGCCGGCTGTTCAAGGAGACGGGGGTTACGCAGGACGCTGACCCGACGGCTACGCATGACGCTGGCCCCGACCTGGCTGCCATCGCGCAGCTCACCCAACTCATCCGCTCATAAGGAGACAACCATGAGCACTCTCAATTCCACGCGCCTGCCGATGCTCGGCGCGCCTGCCCTCAACGCCCGGGCCCGGGGCCTGGTCGGCGTTCGCGCCGATGGCAGCAACGCCACCGCCGTGCTCAACGAGATGAAGAAGGCCTTCGAGGACTTCAAGGCGGCCCGCGACGAGGAGATCAAGGGCATCAACGCGAAGTTCGACGACGTCGTCACCAAGGACAAGGTGGAGCGCGTCAACACCGAGATCACCTCGCTGCAGGCCTCCCTCGACGCCATCAACGCGTCGATCGCCGCCCTCAAGGTCGGCGGCGGCGGGACCGACAGCGACCCGGCCAAGGCCGAGCACGCCAAGGCGTTCAACCGGTTCTTCCGCAAGGGCGTCTCCGACGGCCTGGCCGACCTCGCGGTGAAAGCCTCGCTGCAGACCGACTCGAGCGAGGACGGCGGCTACGTGGTGCCCGAGCAGATGGAGACGACCATCGACCGGGTGCTCGGCACGGTGTCGATGATGCGCTCGATCGCCAGCGTCATGTCGATCTCGACCGACGTCTACAAGAAGCTGGTGGGCCAGGGCGGCGCCGGCGCGGGCTGGGTGGGCGAACGCGAATCGCGCCCCGAGACCGACACGCCGACGCTGTCCGAGCTGACCTTCAACGCGATGGAGATCTACGCCAACCCGGCCGCGACCCAGAAGCTGCTCGACGACGCGCGCGTCAACATCGAGCAGTGGCTGGCGGACGAGGTGTCGATCGCCTTCGCCGAGGCCGAGGGCACGGCCTTCATCTCCGGCAGCGGGGTGAACCAGCCGCGCGGCCTGCTCAGCTACGACACCATCGCCGACTCGTCCTATGCCTGGGGCAAGCTCGGCTTCTACGTCACCGGCGTGGCGGCCGACATCAGCGACGGCAGCAACAACGGCATCGACCCGCTGATCAACATGGTCTACGGGATCAAGCAGGGCTACCGCAACAACGCCCGCTGGCTGATGAACCGCACCCTGCAGGGCAAGGTGCGCAAGCTCAAGTCGGCGACCGAGGAGCTGTACCTGTGGCAGCCCCCGGTGCAGGCCGGCCAGCCGGCGACGCTGCTGGGCTATCCGGTGGTCGACGACGACAACATGTCGGACGTGGGCGCCAACGCCTTCCCGGTGGCCTTCGGCGACTTCCGCCGCGGCTACCTGATCGTCGACCGCCTGGGCGTGCGGGTGCTGCGCGACCCCTACACCAACAAGCCCTATGTGCACTTCTACACCACCAAGCGGGTGGGCGGCGGGGTGCAGAACTTCGAGGCGATCAAGCTGCTGAAGTGCAGCACCTGACCTGATCGCCTGGACTGACGCCTGAGCGAACCGGGCGGCTTCGGCCGCCCGCCACTCCCCTCTCCCCCCTTTCACACTTAGTGTCCATCTGGAGACCTCGAAATGAAAGACATGCATTCCAGCATCAAGGTGCTGCGGGCCATCGAGCCGGTGGCGGTCGGCACCTCCGGCATCGCCGGCGGGCAGCTGAGCCCGGTCCTCGACCGGCGCGGCTACAACTCGGCCGAGTTCGTCATCAGCCACGGCACCGCCGGCGCGACCAGCGACACCACCTCGGTGGTCGCCTACGAGTGCTCCACCTCCGACGGCAGCTTCACCTCGGTCGCCGACGCCGACCTCATCGGCACCGAGGCCGCGGCCGGCCTGCCGGCCGAGGCGACGTCGCGCACTTCGGGCGTCGGCAAGAACATCGCCACCAGGCTCGGCTATCGCGGCAACAAGCGCTACCTGAAGCTGCGCCTCTACGGCACCGGCCATGCCACCGGCCTGGTGGCTGCCGCGCTGGTGCTCGGCGATCCGGACCTCGGCCCGGTCGCGTAAAGAGCGCGCAGGCCTTGCTCGACAACGGAGAACGGCAGGTCGCGCCCGAGCTTTCGGGCATCAGGCGCGACCACCTTGCCCGCTACCGGTGGGCTGTCCGGCAGCTGCCGGCCGGCTCGCGCGTGCTGGATTGCGCCTGCGGGGTGGGCTACGGCGCCTTCATCCTGGCCAACGCCTTCCATCGCGTCACGGCCGTCGACAACAATGCCGAGGCCATCGCCTACGGGCGCGCGCACTACGCCAGCGACCGCATCGACTATTTCATCGGCGACGCGGCGGAGCTCGAGGGGATAGAGCTCGGCCAGTTCGACGCCGTGACGTCATTCGAGACCATCGAGCACCTGGCCGACCCGCTGCCGATGCTGAAAGCGTTCCGCGCCGCCGCGCCGAACCTGATGGCGAGCGTGCCGAACGAGGAGAAATTCCCCTACCGGGGTTACGCCTTCCACCACCGCCACTACACGCGGGCCGAATTCCAGGAGCTGCTCGCCGAGGCGGGCTGGCAGGTGACCGGCTGGTACGGCCAGGAAGGCCCTGAGTCGGATGTCGGGGCGGGCGTCAACGGCAGAACCGCCATCGTGACCGCGATGCGGGCGGAGGCGGAGTCCGCATCCTTCGAGACGGCCGCTTCGCGGCCTCCTCAGGATGAGGCCGCTGCCGAGGTCGTGCCGGAGCATGTGGCGATCCTCGGGGTGGGGCCGTCGCTGACGGCCTATCTGGAGATCGCCAAGAGGCTGGGCGGCCGCCGGGCCTATTGCGACGAGACCTGGGGCATCAACGCGGTCGGCGGCGTGATCAGTTGCGACCGGGTGTTCCACATGGACGACCTGAAGGTGCAGGAGGCACGGAGCCAGGCGGCGCCGCAGGGCAACATCGCCCGCATGGTCGACTGGCTGAGAACCCACCCGGGCCCGGTCTACACCAGCCGGCGGCGCGAGGGCTATCCGGGCCTGGTCGAGTTCCCACTCGAGGCGGTGCTCAACGGAGGCTACGACGGGAACGGCGGGGCGCCCTACTTCAATTCGACGGCGGCCTATGCCGTCGCCTACGCGATCCACATCGGGGTCAAGCGCATCTCGGCCTTCGGCATCGACTTCACGCTGCCGAACATGCATTCGGGGGAGCGCGGGCGGGCCTGCGTCGAATTCTGGCTGGGGATCGCCGCGGCGCGCGGCATCGAGATCACGGTGCCCGAGACGTCGACGCTGCTCGACGCCTGCGCGCCCGACGGCGAGCGGCTCTATGGCTACGACTGCACCGACGTGCGCTTCGCGGAGGATGCCACCGGGCATCTCCGGGTGATCTTCGAGGAGCGCGAGACCATCCCGAGCGCGGCCGAGATCGAGCGCCGCTACGACCACTCCCGCCATCCCAACCGGCTGCTGGCCGGCGACCACGAGGAGAGCTGACATGAAGGCGACGGTTATCAAGGAATTCCCGGGCCGGCCCGACCGCGAGGTCCTGGCCCGCACCATCAAGGCCGGCGAGGTCATCGACGGCGAACTCGCGGCCGTGGCGGTCCGCGCGGGCTGGGCGGAGGAGATGAAGGCCGAGGAACCTGCGCCTGCTTCAAGGGGCGGCGATGATCTCGGCAAGCTCACAGTGGCGGAGCTCGAGGCGCTGGCCGATGAGCGTGGCGTCGACCTCGCCGGCGTACATCGCAAGGCCGACATCATTGCCGTGCTTGCGGCGGGGGCGGCTCGGGCGGCTGAGGGCTGAGCCCCGGATCAGGAAAGGACTAGACGATGAGCGCCAGCAATGCCTTCGAGACAGACCTGCTCGAGCATATCTTCCAGAATGCCGCGATCGCCAACATCGGCGATGCCGGAGGGCTGCAGCCTTCGGCCGCGGCGGGCTCGCTGTACATCTCGCTGCACACCGGCGATCCCGGCGAGGCCGGTGACCAGACCACCAGCGAGGCGGCCTACACCAGCTACGCGCGCGTCGCGGTGGCACGGTCGGCCGGCGGCTGGACGATCGCCGACAACGCGGTGGACAACGCCGCCGCGGTCGTGTTCCCCGAGGCGACCGGCGGGTCGGAGACGATCACCCACTTCGGCATCGGCACCGCATCGAGCGCCGCCGGCAACCTGCTGTTCTCCGGTGCGCTCGACGCCTCGCTGGCGGTGTCGAGCGGGATCACCCCGAGCTTCGCGATCGGCGAGCTCAACGTGACGGACGACTGATCGGACGACTGATCGGACCGGGGCAAGGGCCGGCGCCCATGACGACATCAACGCCGACATGCCGTTGCCCGCTGTGCGGCGGGGAGGTGGCGGACGACGAGCTGCTGGTGATGGCCGACCGGGGGGTGATCGTGCGCGGCGGCCGGGCGGCGGTGCTGCCGCGGCGCCAGTTCGCGCTCTTCCTGGCGCTGTACGAGGCCAGGCCGCGGGTGGTGTCCTACGACACGCTGATCTACCGCATGTACGACCACGGCGCCGACGAGCCGGAGCATGCGCTGAGCGTGCTGCAGGTGCTCATGTCCAACAAGATCCGGCCCGAGATCGCACGGCTCGGGCTGACCGTCACCAATGCCCACAAGTGGGGCTACGCGCTCGACTACACCGGGCCTTCCAGGGCCCTCACGCCATGAAGGGGTTCTAAGATGATTTACGCCAAGATCGCATTCACCGTCGTCCGCCAGAGCGATGGCGCCGAAGAGAAGGTCGTCCGCTGGGCGGCGTCCGGGCACTCGAGCCTCGGGGCGGCGGCCTATGCCATGCAGACCCTCGCCAGCGGGTACTACCTCGGCGGCGGCCAGACGGCCAAGGTCGTGACGGTGACGATCGAGGAGCCGGACGAGGAGACATTGAACCTCGAGGAGCTGCGCGCCGCGCTCGAGGCGGCGGCGGCGGGGAGCGTGTGACCTGTGGCGCTCCCACCGCACTCCGCCGACCTCGCGTATTTCATCGACGTTCAGCAGAGCGAGATCACCAAGACCGGCGACCTGATCGACGCCATATCCGACCTGTCGGGCGTCGGCGCCGCCACGACATCGACAGGGACTTTGCGGCCCACGCACAAAACCGCGGCCGGCGGGGGCATCCGGTTCTCGGGCGCCCAGGAGATGCTTGTCGACACCGCCTGGTCCATGAACCGGCAGGCGTCGGCGCTGTTCATCGTCAGCCGTACCGATCGTTTGGGCAGCACCACGAACGCACTCACCTACATGCCGCAGTCGGGCGGCACGAACAGGCTGGCGGCCTACTATACGGGACAGATGTTCTCCGGCTTCGACAGTGCTCAGCGCAATTCCGCGCTGGAACACGGCCACGGCATCGAAACCCATTTCATGTCTCTTGGAACGACGGGGTCCAGGCTCGGGGTCGGCGCCGAGGAAATGACCACTGTTGCTTTCGGGGCCGGCACAGTCACGGGAGGCAAGATCGGCCGGTGGGATGGCACCAGCTTCCCGTTGGGCGCCGAGATCATCGCCATCATCGCCTACAATCGGGAACTCAGCCAGGCCGAATGCAACGAGGTCCGCGACTGGTGCGAGACGCAATACCAGGCGGTGGCGCGGGACGAGGCGACAGTCCTGATCTTCGACGGCGACAGCCTCACCGATGGTGTTCAATCATCCGATGCGATGACGTTCTCCTACCCGGCGCAGTTGTCGCGTCTGGGATCGCACTACCCGAAGATATGGAACGACGGCACTGGTGGAGCCAAAATCCAGGACAATGTTCTGGCGACCAACGTCAAGACCCAGCTGACCAACTTCGCCGCCTACACGAACCGGGTGGTCATGTTCTGGTTCGGGACGAACGACATCTCGTCGGGAAGGACCGAGGCGCAGATCGAGGCCGACATCGACAGCTTCATCAGCGCCGTTCGAGCCCACGACGCGGGCGCAATCATCATCGCCACCACGATCATCGCCCGGGAGCCGTTCAATCCCACCCAGGACGCGCTCATCGTCACGATCAACGATCACATCAAGGTCACGGCCGACTTCGACCGGGTGGTCGATCTGGCGGCAGACGCGAGGCTTTCGGACGGCACCGACACCACCTACTACGACGCCGACGGCATTCACCTCAACGACACCGGCTATGGCGTGGTGGCCGATCTGGTCCGTGCCGATCTGGTGACCGCCGGCTATCTGACCGAGGCGGCCGGCGAGATCGCAGGCACGACAGCACTGGCCTTCTCGGGCACGGCCGCGCTCGCCGGCACGGGCGCGCTCTCCGGCGTCTCGGCCCTGAGCCTCGCCGCGTCCGGCGCGCTGAAGGCGACCGCGGCGGCCAGCGGCGCCACGACGCTCGGCTTCGCCGCCACGGCGGCGCTCGCCGCGACCGGCGCCCTCGCCGGCACGTCGTCGCTCACGTTCGCCGCCACGGCGACGGCGGCGAGCGCCGGCGGCCTCTCCGGATCGGCCGCCATCACCTTCGACCTGGCGGCCAACCTGACGGCCGCCGCGGCGCTGTCGGGCACCGTGGCGGTCGGGATCGCCGCCACCGGGCGCCTGACCGGCGCGGCGGCCATGGCCGCGGTGTCGGCGCTGGCGTTCGTCGCGGCCGGCGAGCTTCGCGGCCGCGGGGCGCTGGCCGGCGCCTCGGCGCTCGCCTTCACGACCGAAGGCGCGATCACCGGCGAGCAGGGCGGGGTCGCCGGCACGGCCGCGCTGGCGTTCGCCGCCTCCGGCGCCCTGCAGGGCACAGGCGCGCTTGCCGGTGCGGCGGCGCTGGCGTTCGCGCTCACCGCGGCGATCTCCGGGGCTGCGGCCGCGGGCGTGCCCGCCCGGCTTCCCGCCGGGGGGGCGCGGCGATCGAGCGCCGGCCCGGCGCGGCGGATGACGGGCGGCGGCCCGGCGGCGAGGATGCGATAGATGCTGAAACCCGTTCGCACGTCCGCGCCGGCGGAGACGCCGGTGTCGCTCACCGAGGCCAAGGCGCAGCTCGGGGTGACCGGCAGCGGCAGCGACACGCTCATCACGGCGCTGATCGCGGCCGCGACCGAACGGCTCGACGGCTGGGCAGGCGTCCTCGGCCGGGCGCTGGTGACCCAGACCTGGGCGCAGACGTTCCCGCGCTTTCCGGCGTGCGAGGTGATCGGGCTGGCGCTGGCGCCGGTGCAGTCGGTGACCTCGATCGCCTATTACGACGCCGACAACGCCGCGCAGACGCTCAGCGCCTCCGTCTACACCCTGCTCGACGACGAGATCGGCCCGTTCGTGACGCTGCAGGCGGACCAGTCCTGGCCGGGCACCTACGCCCGCGAGGACGCGGTGACGGTGACCTATGTCGCCGGCTACGGCGCCGCGGCGGCCGTGCCGGCGCCGATCCGCCAGGCGATCATCCTGATGGTGCGCGAGCTTCACCAGTTCAGCTTGCAGGACTCCCGCCTGGTGCGCGAGCAGGTGCCGGGGGTGGGCATGCGCGAATATGCGCAAGGCGCGGCGGCGCAGTCGCCGCTGCCGAGGGCGGCCGCGGCGCTGCTGGCGCCCTATCGCCGGGTGGGGGTCTGAGATGACGGCGGCCGAGGCCATCGCCATGCTCGATTCGATGCTGCTGAGAAACGGCGAGGACGTGGTGCTGCAGAAGATCGTGGCCGGGTCGGTTTCGGCCTCGGTGACCTGCCGCGCGATCGTGCGCGGCTACAGGCCCGAGGAGCTGCTCGCCGGGATCGTGCAGGAGGATCGCCAGGTCATCATCTCGCCGACCGAGATCGACGCCGCCGCCTGGCCGGGCGGGGCCGACGGGCCCGAGGACGAGCGCGAGCCGGTCAAGGGCGATCGGGTGAAGATCGCCGGCCGGGTGCACGCGATCGAGGCCGCGACTGGGATCCGGCTCGCCGGCACGCTGGTGCGCATCGAGATGCAGGTGAGGGGGTGATGGCCGGCGCGAGCGGC